TGATTGTCCTCCCTTTACTGCCCCGAAGGGCATAAAAATCCCCAGCAGTAAAATACTTTTACCACTGGGGATCATGACTTCGGATACATAGAAACGCATTCAGCTAACATGAGCCGTTATCCGTCACGATATTTGATAAAAAGGCAAAAGCATTCTTAAATTGGGTACAAAAACCAAGCCCCTGCAAGGGGCAATTATTTTTGTGCCCATTATCAAATTTTATTTAAGAATACCTTGCCGCATGTTGAATAGACTCCTCAAATCAGAATGACAGCAGTATAGCATAGCACACTCTAAAATGCAAGAAGTTTTTACCCGCTGTCCCAAATAAATCAGGAGGGCATTCACCGGGACACCCTCCGATTTGGGGCCTCATGCGCAAATAATTTCTGTGTCCACGATTTCCGCCGCACACGCCCGAATATTGTTAGTCCCTCTGCAACTCATACCACAGACCGTTGCCCTCGTCAAAGATGTACTTTTCCATGAAATTACCTCCATTTTTTGTGATTATCGTGCGCCTACCCTTATTTTTGACCTTGCACCCCATTTCTGCTCCTTTTCGACCTGTTCCTGCTGGTAAGCTGCCTCCAGTATCCTGTCCGCCTGTTCCGGGCCAATGGCCCGTCTGACCCGCTCATAGTCCCTGACTTGCCCTTTCAAGCCGTCCCTCTCGGCACAAACCTCATAAATCCTGGCTGACAGGGAGCCGTTCTTACTGACCTCACGATAATAGCTGTCTATTTGCCACCCGCAAAGGCGCATTGATGGTAAGTCTTGAAAGATAACACCGGCATCGCGGCAACAATGTAAAACACCACCGCCGTCTGCGTCTAACCATAAGCCGGCATGAACCGGATGTTTCGACTGACGAAGCAGTACAACATCACCGTCTTGCGGTTTTTCAACCTCATTAAACGCCCGGAAAGCAGGATCCTTTTTGAATGCGATTAAAACGCTCCTAAGATTATCCGGATTAACATTTACCGCCGGCACATCTATGCCGTATTCGTGCTTCAGGATCCAGCGCACCATTCCCCAACAGTCAAATTCATCAGGGCCTTGCGCACCGGCAACCCAGGGCAAGCCTATATATTTACAAGCAAAATGTGTCATCGTGTTAATCCCGGATAGTTTTTAACGGTATAGTTTTCACTCGGAAACGACTTATTTCCGATGTCCATCATACGGGCCGTAGCAGTTATTTTATAGCAGTCCACATGAATATCAGTAATAACCAAGGTTATCGGCGGATCCATCTGTGGCGTTGTCAGGTCGTCAGACAGATATGGGCGGTATGTCAGCTCAATCATGTCTTGTGTTTCAATCGCTCGATCAAGATAAGTGATCATCTCAGTTGAAACGTTGTCGATCGTGACCGAAATCTCAGGTGTCGGCGTGTTGTTGACCGGTGGCAATTCCAAATCAAAGGCCATGGCAACAAACTCCACAGCTTCTCCCGGATTAAGCGGAGCCGAGTTTTCAAGCGTACATATATGACTGACGTGATCTCGGACTACACGAATAGCGGTCTGATTTCCTTGTTCATCAACAAAAGATGGATGCCGAAGTTCCAAGGTATGGAGCAAAACCACATCACTCGGAGCCGAAGCATAGGCTTCCTTTAGTGCTTCTGAAAGCGTCGTATCAGGCATTATCTGTTCCTTTCTATTATTTCCAGTATCCACGTGCGTACCAATCTATATATCGGGATGAGCCATCACCATACGGTTTGGCAGTAAACATCGATGATGTCCTGTTTATGATAAATACTTGGTTGTTAATTGAGGCCGTTGCATTGTCCAGTCTATAAAGTTGGCAATTTAATTGGTAATTTGTGTTAATGAACGCAACGTTCATCGTAATATTAACGCTCCAATCTGTAACTTGTGATCCTTTATCATATGTTCCGCCTTGTTCTAGAATGCCATTTGACCATTTGATATACCAATTAGTTCCTTTTTGTTCTTCTACTATGTAAGGAATGTTATTTAATGTATTTTTTATTTGAGAGAGAAGATTCCTTATTTCACTTGTCTCTTCCATAGCTATAGTTCTGCTGACATCTGCACATTTGATATAAGTCAACTCATAATAAGCCTTTGGCCTTGTTTCATCACCAAAGCGGGCTGTCCCATTTTGTCCTGTCTTAGGATTTAGAATAAATAAGTCAGGTCCGTCTTGCCTCAAGCCTTCATCTGTTCCGCTCGTTGTACCGATAGTAGCACCGTCACCCGATCCCCATACATCTTGTCTAATTTGAGCAATATGGTAGTGACCTTGAAACTGATCTAACTCTACATTTCCAAGCTGACTAGGCGTTCCACTTCGAGCGAAGTTTACTAACAGCGGCAGAATTAAAGTGTCATTGTCCACCTTTACATAGCTGGCACACATTCCGTATGTTGAAACTTGGCTGTCATATGTTGCTTCCGTCACTAAAGTGAGGCTGTCTGTATCAACAAGCTGGGTAAAAAAGTCCGGATATCGGGAACGTGTTATCGTGTTTTTATACCAAACCGGCTCATATCCGTCTGGAACTTTTGAACTTGCTGGGACTGTCAGCTTTGTGCCGAGCGGTGTCGGAGCCGCATTTTGTGCATAGGTTAGAGCTCTTTCGGCTTGGGCTGTGGCCAGTGCAACCTGAACAGCTCCTTCCGACTGAACCTGTGATATTGAGGCGGCCGTTGCACTGGCAATGCTGTTAGATGTGATTTGCGACAGCTCCTTAAATGTTTCCGCTTCATCTCTTAAAGTTTTTGTTTGCCCTTTTAAGGTATTGGTTTCATTTTTAATAATTTGTGTTTCGGATTTTATTTGCAATGTGTCAGCCTTTGCCTGGCGACACTCATCAACATAATCTTCAAGGCCGTTAATAATTTCAGCACGCACATCCTTCAATTGCTTGGCCACAGACGGAACATTCCCGCTTTCGGTTTGCACAGTTGTCATGTCATCACCATGTACAATTGTGTGCCATTTAGTTCCATCGACTTCTGACTGAGCAACGACCGCTTCTAATCTTTCTTCTAAATTTGGCATTTTATACTCCTTTACAAGGCATGAATGCTAATTCACCGCCACCGGACAATCTTACTATGTCACCAGGACATACCAAAACCATAAGGCTGTTATACTCTTCCCAATGTCCATAGTTTCCATATTGGCGAAATACAAGGTTTCCGTTGATATATCCGCTCAATGAACTGTTATACACAACGTTGCGCATTAGTACCCATCCATACTGGCTTATTGTAACGTCTGCATTTAATGCAAGAACCTGCCTTCTTGACCAATCAGGAGCAATCCAAGCAATAATACTTGCCTTTGCGGATGCTGACGGCGCAATATTTGAAAAATCCAAGTTTGCTTTCGAACTTGTTGCGGCTTCAGCTCGGTTTGCTTGACTTGTAGCCTCAGCTACTTGTTCAGCTACAGCATTTTGCACATTGGTCACTTGGGTTGTACCTTCCGCTCGAATAGTGCTAATCGAGTTTGTTGTAGCGGTCGAAATGCTGTTAAAAATGGTTTGAGACTGATTTTTTAAGGCCTCTGTATCATTCTTTAACCATATAACATCAGATTTTAATCCGTTTGTTTGCTCTTTAATAGCAAGTGTATCGGCCTTTGTTTGGATTGTAACATCACGAGCGTTTCTGCACTCGGCCAAATAATCTACAACACCATTTACAACTTCATCGTGCACGTCTTTCAACTGCTTGGCTACCGTAGGAACATTTCCGCTTTCGGTCGGTACAGTTGTTGTATTATTACCATGAATTATTGTATGCCATTTAACGCCGTCCATTTCAGCCTGAGAAACAACAGCCTGCAATCTTTCTTCCATGTTCATTTGAAGTATCTCCTAGTAACCGCATGCATACCAAGACTTTGCTTGGCTTGAACTTCCGCCTCGGTTATAAATTATCATTTGCGATGCAGAAGTACGTTGTATACATTGCGCATATATTTCGCTATTTGTTCCTATAGTTGTTGCTATCACTGTATAATTTGTATTCTTGAAAGCCTTTGGAAAGGTAACAGTGACATTTGTCCCTGCGGCCGCTTCTCCACCTTGTTCAATCCAACCGTCGGGCCAAACTCTATACCATGTTTTGCCACTTACATATTTTGTAAACATCTTGGAAAAGATAGTATCCTTTGTGATGTTTGATAGGTCAGTGTTTACCTTTGTGGAAGTAGCTTGTTCGGCCCGATTTGCCTGACTGGTTGCTTCGGCCACTTGTTCTGCCACCGCAGTACGCACATTTGTGACCTGAGTAGATCCTTCTGTTTGCACAGTTTCCACAGCATTAGCTGTCGCAGACGAGATATTATTAAAAATCGCTTGTGACTGATTTTTTAGGCTTTCGGTATCATTTTTTAATGTTGTTACATCGTTTTTTATTTTATTGGTTGCATCTTTTATGGCCTGAGTTTCCGTTTTAGTCTGAATTGTTGCATCTCGAGCAGTTCTGCACTCAATCATATAATCAATAACACCGTTTACAACCTCATCATGAACATCTTTTAATTGTTTGGCCACTGTTGGAACGTTGCCGTTTTCTGTCGGGACAGTTGTTGTATTATTACCATGAATTATTGTATGCCATTTTTCTCCATCTGCTTCAGCTTGCGAAACAACGGCTTGTAATCTTTCTTCCATATTTGCCATTTTTTATAAATCCTCAATATATTGCGGGCATTCAACGTGAACGAAATAGTGCAGATGATTAACCGCACTTGAAAGCCTATCAAAGTCATTTTCTAGTAAAATTGCCAACGCACCGTCCGAAAGTGTCGGTCGGTCACGCACTTCGAGTTCTGATGTGATTTCCCAAAGGTATCCATTCAGGAGTTTTGCTTCGAACTGTTGAGTAAACCTGGCTTCTTGTTTTAATAACCCCAGGCCGCCCAAAAGCGTAACAACGAACCATTCAGCACCTTCTTTTGCGTAGTATTTGTACCAGGCTTCAAAGAGCGAGAATTGTTCTCGGTTCATTACCCAGCGCACAGAAATTTTAGACGGCGTTTGCTCATAACGCCGCCTTTGTCTCGCCGGGCCTGCCTCCATATCGGTTCGTACAATAGCTTCACCGGGTTTTATCGCATACCCCTCTGTGGTCGGGTAAGGTAGTTTTTCAGGAAAAATTACTGTCATCTATAACTCCCATAGGCCGGGTTTAACGCATACCTTTGTTCAAGGATCGGCGATAAACCTTCACCTTTACTGATGTTTTTACCAATTGCACCCTCAATCTGCTCAACGATGATGTCCAGGTTGATATTACCGTTCATGTCGCGTGTCGGGTTTGCCGTTGTCCTTGTGCCTGAGGCCTTATTGACCACATTCACATTGACATAAACCGGCGGTTTTGAATTTAACTCTGCGCCCAGTGCTTTCATCTGTCCCGGCGTGAATACCGTTTCACCTTTTTTCGCGATAATCGGGATCTCGCCGCCGACCAAACCCCCGGTATGAAAACGGGGAGCATTTTCAAAAACACTTGGACTAACAGCCTTAGTAGATAAAGTATCCGTACCAATGACACCTCCTGTATGCGCTGTCGGAATACCGAAGTAACCCATGACACCGCCCATGATCGGCTTGATCACAGCGTACTGCATGGCCATTCGGACCATTCCCTCGACAACTGAGTTAACAAAGTCTCCAAAGTTCGCTTTACCGGTCATGACGAAGTTTGTCAGCGTATCTTCCATTGATTTGAAAGAGTTCTTGACCATGTTTTCGGTCATTGAAGCCATATCCGAGGCATCTTCATAAACGCTTTTCATTCCTCGGGTTACGCCGTCTTTCCAGTCCTTTGAACTTTGAAGAGCGGCAACTCCTGCTTTTTTGACCATATCATCATAAACGCGGTTTACATCATTTTTGAAATCCTCATAACCGGCTTTTGTGCTGTCAAGGTTCGCCAAAGCATTATCACGCCACTTGGCCGCTTTTTGCATGGCCTGATCATAAGGATCCTGCAATTCAAAGACCTTTTGTTTGATGTCCTCAATGGTCTTTTCGTAAGCTGATGTGTCAGTTTTTGACAGAACAGGTGGTTTCGGAACTGCCGGCTTTTCTTCTTTCGGCCTTAATTCCGGGTTTTGAATGTACTTCAACTCATCACGAGCCTTTTGTGCATCTATCTCGGCCGCTTTCAAAAGCAGGAACTTTTCCTGAATGGCTTTTGCCTGCGGTTGAAAATCCGGATATTCAGCGGCCAAACGCCATACTTCCTTTTGGTATTCCTCCAGGTTGTATTTTGACTGCGAAAGAATGTCCGCCAAATCGTTTGCAAAGATCTGGTATTCTTTCAGGAACATATTCGGCGCGTGACGTTGAAAGAACGACAGCCCACCGGTATCTTTTAATTCTTCCTTCAGGTCTTTGATATTCTTTTCTGCCACCTTTAATTTATAGGACCATTCGGCAATGGCTTGGTTTTTGCTCTGTACCGTCACAAGGTTATTTGTTTCTTTGACCGTCTCGGCCATCTGTTCTTTAAGTTTGGCCAAGGTGTCCGCGTGGTCGTTTGCCGCTCGCTTTGCCACGTTATGACTGTCTATTAACTTATACAGGCCATAAACAACCAACATAACAAGACCGGCCGGGCCACCAAGCAAAGCCATAATGCCTTTCAAAAGTCCGACCGCACCGGCAAGAACCTTTGCCGCTACCGCGGTTGCGTACATCTGCACAGCGGCCACCTTGGAAACTTGCCACATCATTTTAAGGCCGAGTGTGGCAGAGGCTCCGGCGGTCCCGGTTCCCATTAGTGCAACATTCAGCGCATAAACGCTTGCCTTTAATAGGTCAATTCCTTTTGTAATCAGGCTTGCACCCAACCGGACAGTTAAGAGCGTGATGATCGGCTCAATGTTTTTGGCCAATGTAAAGAACGCTTTACCGGCGATTGTTACTGCACTTGCTAAAGTTTCACCAATAGTTTTAGCCGCACTATCTGTACCTGATACTAAATTATTAAACTGATCAAGAACTTCTTTGATTGCTTTGTTTAATCCATTTTCACCAATCGTTCGTGCAACTTTTGCAAGAGCATCTTCAATGTTTGACATTGTTCCGCCCATGGTGTTCATCTGTTCGGCCATGGCACCACCGAAGTTTATTGTGCCGATAGAGCGAAGATAATTTTCAATTTCTGCCGCATTTTTACCAACTTCTGTTGTAACGCCTTGAAAGATGAACCTTACACGTTCTCCCTCGACCTTTGCTTTGATACCAAACGTTTTGAGCCTTTCAAATTCACCAACAGTTGCTGAGGTAACAGCCGAAACAAACTCCAATATGTTCTTACCAAAAGCAGAGGCTGTGTTACCATAAGAGGTTAAGGCTTCCATTGAAGGTTCCAAGCCCATTGCCTTTAATCGGATAAAACTGTCTACGATTTCATCAAGTTGGAATGGCGTTGATGTGGCAAAGTCTTCAATCAAAGTAAAGGCTTTTTTGGCCGCTTTCGCAGAGCCGGTCACCGTTTTTAATGATCCGGACAGTCTTTCAAACTCGGCATTAACACCGACAATAGACTTAAACGTTGAGGTTAAACCACGTAAACCGAGGTATGCTCCGGCCAACGATGCCGCCTGTTTGAGGGTATTATTAAAGGCCTTGGCTGTGTTGTCCAAGACCTTTAAGTTATCGTTTGCCGGTGTGATGACCTGAGTTATCCGCTGAAAGGCTTTCTGTCCGTCCGAGCCGATGTTCTTGAACTCTTGCCGAACCTTGTCGCCGCCCACCGCTTCAAGTCTGATTGAAAGTTTTTTCGCTGTGTTCATTCGTTTTTTCCATAAAAAAACACCCCAACCAAACGGTTGAGGTGCCTTGTTGAAATTTGTTTTACTTAATAGTCGTAGTAGTTTGTGTTCCCGAAGCTGTCTTTACGAGAGCGCGTATGAATGTTTCGATTCCCGATAGTGCCATAGGTATTTGTATTACCAAAGCTGTCAGTCCGGGAACGGGTATTTACATTTTGGTTACCAATCGTTCCGTATGTATTGGTATTACCAAAACTGTCGGTTCGAGACCGCGTATTTACATTATCGTTTCCAATAGTGCCATAGGTATTGGTGTTACCAAAACTGTCTGTCCTGGATCGTGTATTGACATTCTTGTTGCCGATCGTTCCGTATGTATTAGTATTTCCGAAACTATCGGTCCGAGAACGGGTGTGTACATATTCGCCGTCAGAGTTTGTTCCATAGCAATTCCTATTGCCAAAACTATCTTCAGAACAACGAACTGTGGCTTGAGCCTGAATTGCTAGCAAGCAGAAACATAAAGTAAAAAGTATATTTTTCATGGTTAATCCTTTCTTTTTACTTTATTAATATCAAACGCAAAATAAAAATTCAAGATGTCTGACCTAACTTCTGCCACTTTCTGACATATCACTCATACCGGCCTTTATTCCTTGGATTCCGACAGATAACAGTTCAGTCATCACCGCACTTTTTAATCCCAAATTCTCAGCCACCGTCAGCGCAACCCCAAGATCAGGCTCGGAAAGTTTTAGCAAAACCTCCCAAGCCTGATGTCCTTCTGCGGTTTTTAAGGTTGTTTCGACGTATCGGCATCTGTAGATGGGGCAGTTGATTTCTTGCTCGCCGCATCCTTGGCAGTAGTTTCGCCCGGAGCCGAAGTGCCATCTTGCTCGGGCGTATATGCGTTTTTTTCGGCCTCGAGTATTTCTTGAATGCCGCAATACTGTTGTCTGAATGTTTCGGCGATGCTCCAAAAGTTCGTGAAGAGCTCCTCAATTTTGACCGGTGTCAGCGGTGCTTTTTCATCTGTTTCGGCTTCTAAAATGCCGTCCCATTCAATAATGCCCGCCAGCGCAAGACCCAAAATTAACTGCTGATCGGCAAAGGCTTCGCGCTTTGTGATGTCCTCTAAATCCGGCAAGTTTTCATCTTTTGCACCGTTTTCGCGAACATCTTTAATGCGCTTGGCCATGTCGTCGACCTTTGAATTCATATAGGCTTTTGCCTCATAGAATACGGAAGATGTGCAGGGTTTAACTTTTACCCGGACACCCATACCTAAATCCAACCAGTAAGGCTCATTCTTAAACTTTAACTTTAACATTAGTATTCCTCCACATCGTTATACAATTGAACAGTTACCATTTTGCCGAGTTCGGCGTTCTTGGCACCTTGGAAATCATAAGTGCATTCAATGCCGCCAGGGCCTGAAATGGAACGTTTCGGTTTTGGCAGATACACTTCATGGCAAGTAATAACGAGCCTTTGTGTGTCTGATAACTGATAACCGAGCTCTAAGTCCACCGGTACACCGGCGCGAGCTTTATCCATCAAGGCATTATCGCCATAACGAACCGCAATCGAACCGGACAATGAGGCAACGCCCAGGTCAATAGCTTCAACTTTACCATCGCTCCGGATCGTCTCAATTTTTTCGAGGTTATTTGAATAGGTAACAGAGGCACTGGTCACATTGGCCAATGTTTCACCACCGGATTTAATAAAGCCTTGAAACTGTGAAAAGCGCGTGTAGTTCTTAACTTCCGGTGCATCTGAAACAGATGTCTCCGAGGCTGTTTCACTTTGTGCCATTAACGAAACTGTGGCTTGTGCTTCACCGGATCGGGCGAAGTTAAAGGCGATAGAGTTTGCGCGTGCGCCAAGGAATCTTATGAATTCAGGAACTTCGGCCAGTCCTAATTCAAGTGAATAGCTCGGAAGCGTGGTTTTACCGCTTTCAAATGTATGCGTATAAACGCCATTTTCGTTGGTCGTTTCCGGAACTCCGAAGACAGCTTTCAGCCAAATTCCGATGTTTCTAAGGTCAACCGGCACCGCCAAATCACCTTCAACGTTAATAACGTCTTGAAATGGTGTGGTCGGGTCGCGGCCAAGGCCTAAAACATTTGAGGAAATCAACCCTTGTTCGCTGTCAATTGCGCTTGATGCAAACGGCACTTGGGTATAAGGTCCCGAAGAAAGAGTGCCGTAAGTGCTTTCTTCAGCGATTAATAGTTTGGCATTCCAGCCATATGCTCGTGACATATTTGTCTCCTTTGTTAAATTAGGTTAGAATTTGAGGTGTATTCAAGGACAATGGGAACGATCGTACCTTTGATGGTTACGCCACCTTCGACCGGTTCTTCCACAAACTCGGGTGGATCCGCGTGCATATAATCAACTTCGCCACCGAGGCGAGGATCATTCTGCAAAAGTTCACCGATTTCCACCAACAGCCAGTCCAAGGCTTGATCGCGCTCGGCCGGTGTTTCTTTTTGAACAATGACTTCCAGTTCAGCCCGATGTGTGAAAATGTAGCAAGGCGGCGACAATAAAATCTCCGGCTCGCCGACATTACCATCGCGCAGAATAACCAAACCGCCATCAGGGATTTTTTGCGGCAGAGGATCATTGCGCTTAACAGCCACATCAAGCGTTGAAAGCCTTTCAAATAAAGCGTTTAATACGATTTCTCTTTTACTCATCTTCGCTCCAGTTTTGCAAAATCAAGCTCGGCACTTTGTTTTGCCAACGCTCGCTTTCACTTTCAAAGTTAATTAATTTCGGCATTTTGACCTGAGGCACCAAGATAAAGGCGATGACAGTCTTTTTCTTTTTGGTATGGACAAGCAATGAACAGGCATTGCGGCGATACACAAACTGTAGCCGCACGCCTTTCATCTGTTCATAAAGACCCGGTGTCATACGTTTACCGCGTGCTTTTTTCGGGATTGCATCGGTCGGAATGGCAAGCCACAGACCGTTTTTGCCTCGGATAATGCTTGCGTATTCAAAGCCCTGCATAATCTTTTCGGCATTAGAATAGACCTGACCGGCCGCGCTGATACTCGGCTTTCCTTTCGGATAGATGACACCGCGCCAAGTGTTGGCCATGCGAGAACTCATACCGGCCGAGCGGACCTGTTCACGCAAAGACGTTTTAAGTCCATTCGTTGCCGCCGATATTCCTAACGTCACAGCCTTGGCACCTTCTGAATAGTGCTTTTCCATGACATCAGACAGTTTCCCTTGTAGTGCAAGTTTTAATTGCATAGCACATCAACACTCCATACTAGATTATGAATATCTTTGACCGGTTCCGTATGCACCCGATAAGTTGCCGCATCTGTTTCTATCGTGTCCCCGACAGCTAAATCAGGCGCATCAGAAATCCGGATCTTCATAAAATGCGTGTCGGTGTGAGCCTTAACAAAACCCACACCGACCACTTCGTCCGGTTCAATCAATAAAAAAATGACTTCTCGTCCTTGGTAATTCCCGATCGTTCCGCACCGATTAAACAGGCTGTCCACCGCCTTTTTGAGAGGAAGGGTCATCTTTACCTCCTGTTTCATCAGGTTTCTGTGGTTGCTGTGGCTGTGTTGCCGGCTTTTGGCCACCTTTAACAGGCACTGCAAAACCGCGTTCTATCAGACTTTTTGCATCTGCTTCGTTCAGGTCATACTCCTTACCGGGAGCAATTTCTCTGCCGGCAGATACAACTAATGTAATCAAGGCCTTAATACGCATTTATACCTCCTAACCAATGGTTGCACAGAATGAAGCATTCGGACGATAAGGAACGACCAAAGGCGCAGACTGCAATAACAGCCAACGAACCGATGGATCTTCCTCAACCCATGACTTCGTAAAGTAGCGATGAGCTGTCCAGTTTGCTTTTTCATCGTGGATCGCGCCATAGCAACGGGTTCCTTCAAGTCCGTCTTTGGCTCCCATGATGACGGTTTTGGCCGGCAGAAGTTTGCTTTCGACACCGGCATCATTGATATAAATGTCATTGTAAACATAGATATCAAAGTCACCGATAGAGCCAACGTAGCGCACTTTGGAGTTTTCACCACGAATGATCGGGTCAACATTCAAAGTGTTGTTGGTGCCTCTGCGGTAATCCAAGAACTTCTTCACATCATCTTTTGAACGGAAGATTTTCCATGCTTCAGGATCCATGATGACCGTTTTTGCGATCATACCGGACTTTGTTTGAACCAAATCGGCCCAGTCCTCCAAGTCCTCAATCGGGTTAACAGCCGCAGTTTCCCAGGTGGCAGAACCGGTTAAGGCCTTTGTCAAAGCCGCATCACGTCCGAAGTTTACCGTTGTTGACGGATAACCATCGCCGGAAACGACAACTTGTCCGGTTCTTAAGATTTCGGCCGCCATGACTTCTTCACGACGGGTCAGGTTTTCCAACTGGTCGGTCAAAGTTGTGGCCAAAGCGCGTTCATAGCGTTGAGATGGAGACAAGGAGCCGCCGATAATCTCACCGGCAACGCGTTTATACGGAATGTTTGCATCAAAGCGGCGTTTGTCTTTCACATAAGCCGGCTTGAATGATTTGGTCTGATAACCACCGCTATCAACGACCTTACCGGGGAGAAGTGGAGAAACAAACGGAGAGATACGCGGCTTGCTGTCCGTCACATCAAAAAAGATCTCTTCTTTATCCGAAGTTTGCACATTCGGGAAGAAGGTGTCGAGCAAGAAAGACGAAGGCGTGTGTAAACGTTCAACGACTTTTGCGAGCACGTTTGTAGAAAAAATATCCATTATTTATTCCTTTCAGTATGCTTGATTTGTTTTAATAAAGATGTTTTTCACTCTGAGTTTGGCCTTTAAGCCATCAGCGGAAGCACCGCTTGCCACAGTCAGAGCCGCAGAGTTAAACTCACCGGTCAAATAGACAACGGCTTGTTTATCTTCGCTTGTGGCATCAACAGCCTCAGCCAAAATGGCTTCAGGGGTGTCAGATGCACCACAGATTGTCAAAGCATCACCTGATGCCTTTAATACTGTGCCTCGCGTGTAACTGCCGCCGGTAATGGTTGCAAGTTCAGAAACGCGAGGAAATTCGCCGGCCAATAAGGTATCGGCGGTTGTGGACCCTTGGTCCGTAAATCCTTGTACAGTCATATGTTAACCTCCAATTGTGTAAGAAGCGATGCGGTTTGCAACGTCTTCGGGTGTTTCTTCTTTATCCTCGGCAGATGGTGTGATCGCCGGGTTTTTGATTTGTGCCATTGCCACATCAAGCGCATTGGTTTGTTTGGCAACAGGCACCGTTTCTAAAATGGCCAAAATGTCTGTTGCAGACAGATCGGTTTTTGCGAGCAACGCTTGAGCGGTTGCTTCTTTGCCTTTGACATTTTCGGCAGAAAGAACTTGAGACATGCGCTCGCGTTCCTGTGCTTTGATGTCAACAGACGTTTTTTCTAAAGTATCATTCATGAATGATTTCTCCGTTGATTGAGTGTTAAGGTCTGAGATGATGGCTTCAAACGAAGCTAGGCTGTCCGCCAGACCGATCCGAACAGCATTTTGGCCCACAAAAACATCACCGCCACCGAAGTTTTCGATGACATTTTTCGGCGATATATCCCTGTGAAGCGCAACTTTATTAATGAAAACCTCTGCCAGCGCATCAATATGAGCCTGAATTTTGGCTTTCCCTTCTTCTGTTTCCACATCAGGCCGCTTGTTTGGGCTTTGCGAGGAAACAATTTCAATAGTCTTTTTCTCGTCCTCTTTTTCAAAGATGGACACAACCCCGATAGAACCGAGGATAGCCGTATCGGCCGCCATAATCTTGTCGCAGGCCGAGGCGATCCAATACGCACCGGAGCAACAAGAACCGGAGGCATAAGCAAGGATCGGCTTTTTACCGCGAGCGTTGTAGATCATATCGGCCAGCTCGGAGCAACCGTTAACTTCGCCACCCGGACTGTCCACATCAAACAAAATGGCTGATATGTTCGGGTCGTTCAGGGCTTTGTTAAAGTCTTGAGCCAAGAGTTCATAAGATGTCGCGCCACAGACCGCCGTCAAAAGGTTGGCATGTCTGAATAGCGGACCGGTTACCGGAATAACAGCAACGCCGCCTCGGGTGGAGACGGCGTAGGTGTTTTTCATATCGCGGCCCATTTCTTTGGCTATGGCCTCAGGGCTCTTGTTCGTTTGGTGCGCTATCGAAATCATTGTCGAGAGCATCTCGGGCGTTATTGCCCACACTGTTTTTTGCATGAGTTTCATTTTTTTCCTTTCAAAAAATTAAAAACCTTTACTTTCTTTTTGAAAAAGTAAAGGATAATCAAACAACCTTTACTTTCTCGTTCGTAAAGGCATCAAAAAAGCCCCACAAAAGTGAGGCTATTTTATTTTTTTCGTATTTTGCTATTTTTGTAAAATAGAGCTACAGATTACAAATTTGCTTTATTTGTTCTATCATATATAATGGAATATCACATAGATTATCAGATTTTTTGTAGTCAGCCAATGAAGTCCTGACAAGAATATCTGGATTAAACTTTTCCTTATATACATTTAGGCTTTTTGCTTTCAAATTGATACCTGCCTTAACCTCTACAGGTATAATCTGAGAATCAAGTTGTATAACAAAATCTATTTCAGCTCGACCAGCATCATTTGCCCAGTACGCAATATCAATATTCTGTATTGCTTTCAATTCTTGTAAAACAAACTGTTCTGTTATTGAACCCTTAAATTCGGTAAAAACTTTTGATCCTTCTAATAATGTTCGTATATCGAGATCTGATTTTGCAGACAGCAAACCTATATCCGACAAAAATAATTTAAAATTATTATATTCCTGATAGGCTTTAATCGGCAACGCAGGTTTACTTAAGCGCATTATTTGGTACACCAATCCGCTATCTTTCAACCACTCTAATGCAGGATCATATTCTTTCACTCGTGCTTTTGTATTTTCGATTTCACTATAAACAAATTTTTTATTTTCTTTTGCCAGCTGACGAGGAATTGAATCCCAAAGTTTTGTAACCTGAGGACGTATAGTCGGAGGAATATGATGAGAAAAGTCTTGTTTATAATCACTCAATATCCGATTTTGAATTTCTCTAACTTCTTGAAAATCTTTATTTTCAATATAGTTTTTAACAACCTCTGGCATTCCGCCAACGTAAAAATATGTTTTCAAATAAGTGATGATCTTATCTTTGAATAAGTTTATCATCTGAAAATCAGAGCTATTAATAAGTTCACAAAGTTTTTCTTCTCCTAAAGCATCTAAAAATTCGCAAAATGTCATCGGATACATATACATGGATTCAACTTTTCCAACAGGAAAAGAGATGCCCTGGTGTATGGCAACCCCAAGTAAACTACCCGCTGCAATTACATGATATTCCGGCAAGTCTTCACAAAAATACTTCAAAGAGGTTATTGCACGAGGACATGCTTGAATTTCATCTATAATAATCAATGTATCCTTAGTGACTTTTTTACGCGCCTCCATTTCAATCGCAGTCACGATTTCTTGTGGATTTAATGTATTGTTAAAAACATTGGCTATTCGCTCATTTTTTTCAACATTTATGGCCACATAATCAGAAAAATTTGTTTTTCCAAATTCTTCCATAAGCCATGTTTTACCAACTTGACGTGCACCATACAGCAGTAACGGTTTGCGATTTTTACTGTTTTTCCAAGCAACTAAATTTTGTAAAGCGTATCTTTTCATATGATCTCCTAATATTAACATAGTATCTAATAACACTTTTCGGATGGAAAATCAAGTTGTTTTTTACACTTTTCGGATGGAAAATAGTTAATATTTTGACACTTTTAGGATGGAAAGTATAAGAAATGGCAGAAAATCCGCAATGCTATTGCAGATTTTACTGAACTATCACATCTCTAAGTCAATTATTACCAGATATTCCCAGATACTCTAAGAAAAATTACCGGATTCATCTGTTTCTTGTGATGTTTCAACCTCCTTTTGTATTGAATTTTCAGTTGTTAAACCTAATTCGGTGAGTTTGGCTTTTTCTCTCGCACGTTGTTCCAAAACTTCTTCCCAGTCCAAGCCTTGACCGGCACATTCGGCCTCTAATGTTGAAAGTCCGATATCCATTCGGATTTGGCAGGCCTGAGCTTCTTTGACCGGGTCAACCCAACCGCGACCTGGACCGATCCACTTACATCTTGTATAAGCATAGCGGTTCTCATAAAAGTCCGGTGCATCAACCAAGCCTTTATTGACTGCTTCTTCCAGCCAAAGCTCATAAACCGGCGTGGCCCAGTAAGTGGAAAGCCATTGTCGGCGGCCGTTAAAGTATCGCCAAGCCTCGAGCAATGCCGACCGGGCGGACGAATAATTTGTCTTTGAAAAGTCTTTCAAGAGCAATTCATAAGGAATGTTAAGGCCGGTTCCGATATGCCTGAGCAAGTTTTCAACGAAAGCTCCATAAGCCGAGTTCGGTCGTGATGGTGTGAATGGCGCGACTTTATCACCAGGAAAGACAGGGATGATAGAGCCACCTTCAAGTTTAACCTGCCAATCCTTTTTCGCAGACAGGTAATCATCACTTGAGCCGCCGAACAGTTCGTTCAGGCTTTCGCCATCCATCGGAGTTTCTATAAATGCGGCAATCATTGCGTTGACGATCGCGGCTTGAAGCTCGGATCGCTCGTAATGGTCCAACATTTTGAACATCGGCATTATGGAGCTGAGGACAGGCTTTCCACGAGATTGACCGATACGGCTGATATCGTGAACGTGTAGAACTCGTCTCCGGCCAAATGAAGTAAATGCCGGAATACGCTCCCAAGACGCAGTTCCTGTCCAAAAGTCGCCCGGGTGGTCTTTTTGAATATAGTAGGCAACGGGTGCGCCATATTTATCTATTTCAATACCACCGCGGAGGGTTTTACTATCCGTTTGACCGTTTGGATTAGACAACCGGTCGGGCTCTACCAACTGGATTGCGGTAGAAAACTTCCGGTCTTTCAGCCATAGCGGAATAGCCAAAGCCTCGCCGTTAATCAGGCAAGACTTGAAAACTTGTGTCGTCAGACCATGGAAAGTTAAGGACTTGGCCGCATCACATTCAAAAGTTTCGGACCATGATCGCCATAAACTTTCAACGTGTGCCTGCCATTCTTCTTCCCATTCCTTGGTTTTTCCGAGTGCTTTATAGTCCGGTTTGGCCGATAAACGAAACCCGGTGCCGACTATGTTATCGGACAGGGTCTGCATTGCACCGGCGGCAATTCCATGATTTCGCGTTAAATCACGCGACCGGGCAACAATCGTGTCCAATTCCGGCAACAAATCGCTGTCGGCTGAACCGCGGCCCGGAAGCCATGAGGCAATTTCTCGCAAAGTTTGCGAAGCTGCTTTATGTGATGTGTCTGTCATTAAAAACTCACTTTCATTATCCGGCGGCGGCATGTTGGTGTTCCTTCAGCCGCGGCAATTTGCGATTTAAGAGAGCTGATGTAGCTTTCAAGGGCTGTCCGGCTCGCTTGGTTATAGGTTGTTGTGCCAAAGTTGCCAACGCTGACCGAGACTTCCTTTTCGCCGATCATCAGCTTGTGATAGGCTTCTTCGGCCTCAACCAGTCTTGTTTTCAAAATTTCAATATTTGTTATAGCCATGGGTCATTCACCTTTGTTGGTTGGATTTGAATAAATTTCGGTTGCTTTTTAACTTTTATCTTTTGGTTCGGCTCCTTTGGAATAGCCGCTTCCAGTTCTTGCCAACCGCGCTCGGATATCCGATCAAGTCCGTAAATAGCCGCACCGGCACGCGCATAAACGCGGCAGTCCAAGGCTTCGTTTCGCCGGGTCGGGTCTTTTTCCCAAACTGACTTCGGATAACCGTTGGTCACCTTGACGATTTGCCGTTCAGCCGTCAGCTGTTTGAAATACTCCTCAGCGTATGCCGGAAAGTGACAGCGGCCGAACTGTGATGCATCTTCGCCGACACGTTCCATCTTCAGCCACCGGTAAAGCTCGGTCTTAATCACCGGACCGGATACGTTCCACACCTTCAAGCCTTTCTTTTTCGTATCAGCCTTTGAAGTGGACAGGATCATCGCGGTATCGCGGCTTTGACCTTTGATGGCGACAACAGTCCTTGGCGCATTGGCCCTTGCACCGTTACCACCCCAAACGGCTTGGTTAAACTGGCGCACAAAGCTGTAAACGTCTTGCGTGGCATAACCGGAGTCAATGCACATCACCCGGATCGGCATTGTGATCCCGCTTTCGTGCGGATAGTCCTTATTGACTACATCGGCAAGTTTGGCCCAAACCTCCGGTTTGGCGGTGTCGCCGTCTAATACATAATAGTCAACGGACCAACTTTGCTTTTGCCGGCCCCAAGCGACCACTTCACATTCGATACGGTTCTTTTGAATATCCACGCCGGCGGTCAGGAATAAACCATCGCGCGGCACAACGCCCATCGGGTAATTTTCCCGGGTTTCGTAGAGCCGTTGCCATTCCGGAGCCTCGCTTTCTTGCTCGTAGGTTTCGCCTAAAATCGTATTCCGGAAACCTTGCATCAGCGTGGCATCTTTCTTGGCTTTTTCGTAAATTTGCACGCATTCAGCCCAGGACAGCCACCCGACCGGGGAGTAAAGCGAGGACAGATGAAAGCCTGCGGTCAGACCGTCAATAGATTCCGATGTTGCCTCCCAGTGGCCGGCTTCAAGCATCTGTGTTTTGTAATGTTCCGCTATCAGCTTGTGGCAATGCTCGCATTCATAAAAGACAACGCCGTTTTCCTGCGGCCGGATTTGTTCCCATTTAAGGGCCTGAAAACCGCCACAGAACGGGCAAGGCAGTTTATAGAACCTTTGGTCCGAGTGCGAAAACTCGCGCTCAATGGCCGAAACTCCCTTTATTGTCGGCGTTGAAACCAGGAATATCTTTTTCTTGGTGTTAAATGTCGCTGTTCTTCGCTCTGCCAGCAGGATCGGATCACCTTCGCCCTCGATATCTGCCGGATAACCGTCGATTTCATCCATAAACAGGTATCGGGCCGGCATGGAACGAAGCCCAACGGCCGAATTCGCACCGGTCATTACCAATACACCGCCTTGGAAGTCCTTTGACAGCATGGTGTTGCCTTTATCGCGTGACCGGGCAGAACTGACCAGGTTTTTAAGTGTCGGACAGTCCTCGATCAGCGGATCAATACGCTGGCGCGAGTTACGCTTGGCCATTTCCACAGTCGGCGAGATGGCCATAATCGGACCGGGAGCCTTGTGAATGATGTAGCCGATCCAGTTATTGCCGCACTCGGTGCCGCCGATCTGTGCACCTTTCATAAAGACAACCTTTTGAATTGGCGACCTTGGCGATAGGCAGTCCATTATCTCTTTCAGGTAAGGTGTACGCTTGGTACGCCACCGTCCGGGTTCTGCGGCCGACTTTGACGACAAGGTCCGGTACGCATCAGCCCAGTCCGACACCGACATGTAGCTGTCCGGTTCTAATCCCCGGAATATCTCTGATGCAATAAAACCCTGCAAATCAAAGGTTTCGATTGAGGAGTTCTTCGCTGTTTGAAAGGAGTTCACTGATATATTTCTCCAAAATCAATGTTGTTGTGTGTTCATCCGTATTCAGCTCGGAAGCAATAATCGCACCGTAGCGCACCGGAAAGCTCAACATCAGATCTCTGATGGAGCGGCCCAATGTGTATGCGTACTGTGCGGCTTTCTTTTTATCTACGACTTCGCCATTCAAGACCCTCAGTTTTGCCTTGGCGATCATGGCCCGGTAATAAATATCGGCCGTTTTGGCCTGTTGAAAGGTTCCCATGTTATTGGGTCGGCTTTCAATCTGAGATTCAAATATTGGGTCGGGTTTACGCTGTTTTGACTGGTCGGTATTGATGAACCAGTCCCGATTGGCTTCCTCCACGTCTATTTTGCCATCAGGCTCGGTATGAATGCGGCCGGACTTGATTGCGTTCTGAACTGCGCTTAAATTTACGCCCCTAAGTCGCGCATATTCCCGCATTGATACTTTATTTGCCATATTTCTTCACTTTCTTGCATTATTTACTGGATATAATTTTATTTCCAAGCATGTATTGTGTTGTGTTAACCAGATAGAAAGGACAAAAACATGACAACACAAAAGAAAAAACCAGTAGCTAAAACTACAACTAAAAAATCAACCTCCAGTATCACTGATAAAGAGTTAGGTACTATCCTGACCGAAACCCTGGCCAAGGTAGCCGAGCCGGAGCCAGCGATCGCACAGCCGCAACCGGTTAAGATTGATGGTCACGATAAAACAGCCTTTATGGTTGTTATGCTCAGCCGCCCGGAAGGAGCTACCTTAAAAGAGATGGCTGAAGCCCTCGGGTGGAAGGAAAACTCAATCCGCGGTGCGATGTCACTTTACGCCAAAAAGACTAAAGCAACCATCGCCTCCGAAAAGAAAGACGGGGTTCGGACTTATTACCTTAAGGCCAACGCATAGCGGCTGGAATTTTACAAAAAAAACTAGGATTTTTCAAAAAATCCCAGTTTTTTTTATTTCAAATTATTCGACGTTAAACCATTCCATGCAGGTAGCAAGTAAGTGGTCGTAATTGCCCGAGGTCGCTTCAGCCTGAAAGGCTTCGCATTCTTCTTGGCTTAGTCCGGCCCGGCGCATAGCCCGTAAACATATACCCAATATATAAAATGCGTTACCATCTTTACCGGTCAGCTGGACTGTAATATCAGGATATTTTGGCATGCTGTTCCTCCATTTTTTTAAGTTCGTTAAATACATCAAGGCGGCGGTTAACGGCTTCTTGAGATACGAAAACCGTTGCACCGCCGTCTTTTAGAGCCACAAAACAAACCAAGAGGTCGATGTTTTCTTTTGCCAGTTCATCATGGACCTCGTTGAACGTGTGGCTCAGTTCCTCGAGCCGTTTATCTGCCACTTGGCAGTATTTCTTTTTTTTCGGCTGAGGGTGCGGTTGGTAACCATAGTAATTATTTCCAACAGCGATAAGCATGGTATCAACCGCACAATTATGTTTGTTAATGGTTCCTGCGGCCGCTTTAATCTTGGCCATCAAATCTTCAGGTACTTCTTTATACATTTTAATCTCTCCAAATTGGTAATATGTCACCGCTGTCCAGATCTGAACTGTAACCTAGGAGCTTTTTCATTTCGTCTTGCGAGTGCAGGCTTACGCCGCCGATGCACTTTATCGTTACGCCGTAGGTCTTGCAGAGTTTGGTTAAATCCTTGGCAAAGTTCTCATAAGCGCGAGGCTTTACGTCCGGGAATGCTTTCGGGTCCACATAGTAGCGGTATTCTTTAATCAGTCGGATCGTGCTCATTTGCCTTTTAAATACCGAGGCGAATGTTTCCAAGTTAGTGCTGAGCTCCTCGGCAAACTCGTCAGCGATATGGCGGCCCCAGCGGCTGTCCATCAGCCCTAAGGTTTGTTGCGGGGTTAAGCCCTTGGATTGGATTATCTCGGCGGCCTTATCCCAAAATGCCTGCATTTCCTTTTTATGTTCTATATGGTTGCTGGCGGTTCCCCAAAATCCCCAGGTTTTGTTTTGTGTCTTTAAAATCTCAGTCATTGTTTTTCCTTTCTAGTTAACCTCTATGCCTAAGTATCTGCAGTAGCTTGAGCCTGACGGGTCAGCGTAAAGTGTCGGCTGACCGTCTGCTGTAATCTCAACCACCTGGCGGTATTCGTGCTCATCGCAGTAGCCGCCTTTGCCTTTTAAGAAGCCGTAGTCGTTTAAAGGGGTGCGGCATACTCTTTTATGTTCGGCCGGTGTCAGGTTAATGGTTTCAACCACCGCCACGGTTTCAAGTCTGTCGCTGTTGGCTCTGGTTATGCTCTTTACTTCGTCGAGGTCGCTTGGCTTGCGGACCATGTAAGTTTTAACTGTTTTCATTTTAATTTCCTTTCGCTGTTGTATCTTACAAGTCAATGAACGCTCTTTTTCGAAGAATTATCCAGTTAATTATGCATTATAAGTGCTTGTTTCTGCATTATTTTTTGATATTTCGCCACTTTCTAGCAGAACAGCCTTTTTACCGGTCCAATCTTCCCATCTTTTCACGATAACATCGCAGTATTTCGGATCCAATTCCATCAATCTTGCGACTCGACCGGTCTTCTCACAGGCGATTAAAGTCGACCCGGAACCGCCAAATCCGTCCAAAACAATCTCGCCAACCTTGGAACTGTTGTTGATAGCGCGCTCAACAAGCTCGACCGGTTTCATTGTCGGGTGCAGGTCATTGTGCTGTGGCTTGTTATATTCCCAAATGTCGGATTGGTTCCGGTCACCACACCAATAGTGAGGCTTGTCGCTCACCCAGCCGTAGAGGATAGGCTCATACTGCCGCTGATAGTCAGCCCGGCCCAGGGTAAAGGTGTTCTTGGCCCAAATGATAAAGGTGGACCATTTGCCGCCGGCTTTCACAAATGCCGAGTAAAGGGTGTGAAGTTCAGACGAACTCATGCAAACGTAAGCGGCACCTTTGCAATACATCAGCATATTGGTGCAGGCATCGTAAAGGAACTGCTCGAAATCTTCGCCCAGGTTGTCGTTCATAATGGTGCGGCCATGGTTCGGACTGGTGTGATAACGGAGCTTGTCTTTCATCGTTGCGCCGTAGTTAACATTGTATGGCGGGTCGGTAAAGATCATGTCGGCCACGTCGTTTTGCATTAACTTTTTGAAATCGTCTATCATGGTCGTGTCGCCGCACATCAACCGGTGGTTTCCCAACTGCCATACGTCACCATGCTTGGAGGTAGGTTCGACCGGTGCCTCGGGAACCTCATCATCTTCGGTATTACCGGTGTCCTGAATTTCGCCAAAGTTCTCGAGGGCCTTTAGTTCATCATCGGTAAAGCCGAGGTTAGTTAGGTCAAAGTCCTCATCCTTCAGCTCACCGATTTCCAATGCCAACATCTTTTCATCCCAACCGGCGTTGAGGGCGATCCGGTTATCGGCAATGACCAAGGCTCGACGTTGCGTTTCAGTTAAGTCCGGTAAGACGATGACCGGAACTTCTGTCATGCCTAAGCGTTGAGCCGCCAAAAGTCTGCCATGTCCGGCAATAATAACGTTATCCGAGCCGATAAGGATCGGGTTGGTAAAGCCGAACTCCTTAATACTGGCCATAATCTGCGCCACTTGTTCATCATTATGCGTGCGCGAGTTGCGTGCGTAAGGGATAAGTTTATCCACTGGAAAGTTCTGTTGAAATTCCATTTTTGCTCCTGAATTTGTGTGATAAAACAAAGGGTGACCACCCAAAATTACAAAGTGACCACCCAAAATTTTAATTTATTGTTATAACTATTTGATATTACTGTATTTTTATGCGACCACTGACCACCCAAAATTTTTGTGTTTCGCTAGAAAAATGCCGCGGCTTGGAGCCCCGCATACGATCCGAAGCGAGGAAGGACCCACCAGCCTCGGCCGCTCGAAGTTGAGCGACCAACTGTCGGAACTTCCCGGAAACTGCGGGGTTAGGCAACAAATTTGTCTTCCTGAACCGGAACGATAGTCAACGCTTGCAATGTCTTGCGACACAGTTTTGTATAGATCGGACGGTCTAAACCAAAGAATTTAATCAGCTTCTTGGGCTTTTGATTACAGAACAGAGGACTGTTCGTAACAACACCGTTCTTAACAGTCCGGATCAAGCCGCTGGGCAGTTCAGACTTGCCAATGCAAGATGAAAGATAGACGAAGCACTCGTCATTGTCGCCAAGATTTTCTGTTGCAAGGTAACGGGCATAGACATTCAAGGTTAAGTCAGCCTTGCTCGGGTCCTTGGTCCATGGCGAACCACCACCGATCGGACAGGCGGTAGAGTAGAAGTCGCACGCCAATTTCCGACCGGTAATACCACAGTCGGCAATAGATGAATGGAATTGATAAATGCCGGTGCCGTTCACGATGATAGACTTTGGCTCTTGCCCGAGAGCATCAACGACAAATGGTTTGATGTCTTCCGGCTCCAGCATAGGTATGGCAACGATGGCCGTCACTATGTCACCGGTCGCATCATCTATGGTAATTTGTGTTTTTATGTCGAGGCCGAGGTTAGATGATGTCTTCGCATGTTCATAAAGAGCATCATTTAGTTTGCGTGCCAGCCATAACTCGCGGTTGATGAGAGCCGGGCCTTTGCAGGCATAGCCCACAAACACGCCTTGATCTCCCCATCCATCGCGCTCGACACCTTGGTTGATGTTGGCCGATTGGACCCCGATTTTGTTTATGACCTCTATATGTCGAACATCTATGGCATAATTTTTCCATATGTCTGAGTAATGTTCATCATAACCGATTTCTCGGAGGGCATTGCAGACATATGTTTCAATGTCTGACATATCTACGGCACCTTTGACCTCTCCACCGAGCATAACGCAGTTATCTTTGATCATAACTTCCACAGCGTAATGAACGCGTGGATCCTGCTCGATAAGTCTGTCTAAAATGTAACATGAAATGTAATCGGCTGTTTTATCCGGGTGGCCGATCGACACCGCTTCAGCTGTTTTCAGCATAAATTTTTCTCCTGTTTAGTCCGTTATAGTAGGACAAGTTGGCCTAAATCCACATCACCACGTCACCCGACGAGGTTGCTCTGATTATGGCAGATTTATTGGAAAATTACAACAAAAAAATCCGCCGGTTTGCCGCCAGCGGATTAAAATGCTATTGTAAAAATGTATAACCGTTCGCCTGTTTACAACTCACTCCCGATTATACCAATTTTTATAGCGATTTTCAGGAAAAATGTAAACATCAAAAATGTCATTACATTTTTTTACCTCGCTTGCCTTTATTAACGAAGCCAAAAATCTTTGCTAATCCAATCAAATAAGTTCGGTGCAAGGCTTGCCTAGATAGACCTGTGGAACGGCAAAGTAATTTCCATGGTATATGACTTGAGCGTTTCCATACAATGGATCTTTCGTCTACATCAAGTATGGGGAGCCACCGCAAGATTACCATTTCCCAAATTCCTATTTGTTCTTGTGTTGGACGAGGACGGATCGGATGTCGTTCCATGAACGCAATTTCCTGCGGAGTATAAACAATCTCAAAAAGCCAACACCGATATTTTGGAGGTCGGACTGGTGGCATCAACCGTTCTACATAGACGGCTGTTTCCAGATCCTTTTTGATTTGTTCAAGTGTGACTTGCTTCATCTTGCGCCCCCTTTACCTTGCTAAGCATATCATGACAGATGTCAGTCATGCTCTCCATTTCGGAGTAGGACAAACCGTTTTCTTTGCAAAACCATTTTCTGACAGCCTTTCGCCAATCCAGCGCAATGTACTTCTTGCCGTTCATCCAGCCGCGGTCAGAATTCCACTTCACAAACGCCACCGGGTCGATGGTATAACCACTTTCCTTGCAATAAATCGCCACTTCTTCAACGCTCGGAGCACCAACGTATCGTGACTTATCCACATTTTCCGGCCCTTTATCTTTATCCTTTTTATTTATAAAATCACTTTCAGACTCTTTTTCTTTATCTAGTTCACTATCGTTCTCTTTATCTCTCTCTTTATCTTCCGGGCGGTCGGTTTGCGCTGGTTCAGGTGGCTCGCTCGAATTTCGCTCAGCGGTCGCTTTGCGATTTGCAGTTCGCTTTTTTGCGTTTTGCGCGTTAATCTCGCATGTTTTAAGCCAACGCGAATTGCGCAATTCAATTACTTCTTGAATCGCATCAAAATGAACTTTTTTCATGTCCGTTAGTTTTATAGAAGTGCATCCGTATAAATTAAATTCGCACAGTGCAATAATTAAATCGGCGATTTCACTTTTCTTATAGTTATGCACAGCCGCAAGGAAACCGGCAGTATCGAGCAAAATAGTTGTTTTTTTATCCATGTTGCACCCCTTGTCATTCATCCATTGTTTTAATCCGGATCACACCTTGAACCCACCGCAGGGCCAAAACTGCACGGTGGTATTCCTTGGTCTTTTGTTTGCATTTCAGGGTGTGGGCGATTACTTCTTCCTTCAGCTGTGCTTCGAAGTCACGCAACTGAGGGAACGAAAGAGCAATCATGCTTTCTACCGGGATTGTTTGAATGATTTCATAAACAGTCTTTTTGCTTTTAACCATTTTGTTCTCCTTTTGTTATGGTTGATACAAAAGGTAAAAATCCCGGATGTCGGAAAATCCCCTCAAAAAAATCAAATTTTTTTATTTTTGGTTTTTCGTCTTATTTTATCCCTGATATTTCCTAAAACGTTTTTTGATACATGCGCCTTAGATGTCGCCTCATCATTTGTAAAACCAAATAAAATGAGCCTTATAAATTGCCACTCTTTATCAGAAACAATTGATTTTAATTCCCTGATTGAAATTTTATTTTCCAATGTACTTAATGAAAAATCAGAAGTAGCTTCAAAACCTTCTTCCTCGCACATACTATTTAATGATTCTGTGGCGAAAAAACCCGATTGCAACTGTCGCAACCGGGTTCGTAGAATTTGCTGTGCTTTTGTTTTTATTGATACAAATAAGTAATCATCAGGAACTTCTTTCTTACGATAAAATCGCTCTAAATAAAAGAGGACTAAATCTTGAATTAAGTCCTCTCGTTCCTGATAACTAAATAATCCTGTTGAAAAAATATATCGCAAATGAATCTTGATATATGTTACCACCCTAGGTGGTAGTCCATTGAATAAATTTTGTGTCATATTTTAACCTTTTGTTAATGATTTATACAAAAGGCTATATACTCATAAGTTTAATGTCTTGCAATGAGCACTTGAAATTCGGAAGACGGAGAATATCTCCATTAAATTTAATTTAAATAAAGCCGAGAAGGCGTAATTATATAAAGCCTAATTCGCGTTTTTGTTCCTCCCAAGAGTAAGGAAACCGTTCACGCAGTAGTTTGCGTAAGTTTAATAGTTTAGGCTGTGTGCCGTTGATTATTGCCATGATGATATCTGGGGCAAGTGTTGTCAGGCGAATGATTTGCCCCATATACCCGCGGTCTATATTTTCCCTCCTTGCTAATTCTGTCACGGATAAATGTTTTTCTTCCATGATTTGTTTCCAATAAAATGCCAGTGTAACAGCATTAAAAAGTTTTTCATCACGATGAGGAGTTATTCTTTCCACAGAAGCCGGCTCAACAATAACTGTGCGACCGCGCTTTTGTCCAAACCGCACCGGATATTTTAATTCCAAAATCTTATTATTAAAGGCTGGATCAGGTTTTACAAAACTGCTTTCATACAAAGTTGCCGCAAACGGTTGCAATTTAATTTCAATGTGATCATGGCAAATAATTACTTTTCTAACTAGTTCTGATATAAAATTGTGTATGGTTCTAGGCTCAAAATATTTAATGGCATCACCTATATCACTGATAATTTTATGAATGTCAGCCGCGTTGCAATTATGTCCTTGATTTTCAAATTCTTTTAATAATCCCTGCTGAAATTCAGGAGCCTGAAATATACTTTTGATTTTATCAATAACAAATGATTCAATTTCTCCGGCAGGAATGCTTCCAACCTTGCAATGTGCAATTTTTGCACCTTCCTTTACCGTCTTCAGTGGTGTGTAATATTCGTAATACTTATTTCCATGTTTACTGCGCGTTGGGGTCATAGCACCGCAATATTCGCATTCTATCAATCCTTTTAATAAGGAATGCTTGATGACACGCGATGGCCGGAACGCTTCACCTAAATTAGCTTTTCGCAGACTTTTGACTTCGTCCCACAGTTCTTGCGAAATGATTGCTTTGTGCTGGCCGTCATACAATTCACCTTTATAAACAACTTTTCCTAAATAAACCGGATTATTAAGTATGTTGCTGATCATGGCATGATTAAAACTGCCTTTTGAAATATTCTTTCCGGTTTTAGTCATGCGCTCTTTAGGCTTATATCCTTTTTCATTTACATCCCGCACTGTCTGAAATTGCGACCCTGTGCGCTTATAATCCTCAAAAATAAAACGCACAATTTCAGCTTCTTCTTTATTAATCACCAGTTTTTTATTTTTAGAATCGTAGCCCAAAGGAAGCGGACCACCGGTCCACATTCCTTTCTTTTTACTGGCCGCAATTTTATCCCGGACACGTTCAGCCCCAAGCTCACGCTCAAATTGTGCAAATGAAAGCAATATATTTAAGGTCAGCTTTCCCATGGAATCACAGGTATTAAAATGTTGCGTGACAGAGACAAATGAACAACAGTGTTTTTCAAAAATCTTCACTAACTGAGCAAAATCCAATAAAGAGCGGGTTAGACGATCGATTTTATAAACAACAATCATATCAACTTTACCGGCCTCTACATCTGATAATAATTGTTTCAGGGCAGGCCTTTTAAGGCTTCCTCCGCTAAAACCTCCGTCATCATAATGTTCCGGCAGGATAACCCAACCTTGGTGTTTCATGCTTCTAATATAATTTTCACCGGCTTCGCGTTGGGCTTCCAAGGTATTGAATTCTTTTTCGAGACCTTCATCTGTTGATTTACGTGTATATATTGCACATCTGATAGGGCTAAAACTTTCCATTGGTTTCTCCTTTATTTTTCTTGCTTATCTAAACCAAAAAAATATCGTCCGGATATTTTGCGGCCGGTTATTTTCTTTGCCACCGCAGATAAGGTTTGATACTTCAGACCATTGAATTCAAACCCATCGGGCAGAACCACAACAACATGATCAACACCTAAATACTCACGGACAATTCGTGTCCCTGTCGGCGGCAAATTATTATGTGACCTAGACGGAACATGCATATTAGCTATGACCTGTTGCTGATGACTTGAAAGTCCTCCATAGGCAAGTTCCTGTATCCGGTAGGCCAGCCTCGAAATATAGAATTCTTTATTTTTGGATATAGGCGGCGTATCAAAATACTTTTGCCACATTTCTTGCAACTGGGTAAGCGACTGCCTTTCTAAAAGTGCTACTTGCATTGCTACTTGCATTCTTGACCTCCATTATTAAGACGTTCTTCGTTATCAACACGATACATGCTTGGAAATGAAAGATTATCCAGTCTTTTCTGCGCTAATTCACCACTTTCTTTCATTTTTAAATACTTAAGTAAGTCTGGCATTATAATTTTAATTAACTTTTCTACTTGGGTCATTTTGACCTCCTTTCGAAAGGTAAAAATCCCGGAGACTAAAAAATCCCCTCAAAAAAATGAAAAAATTTTTTATAGAAGCAAGTTGACAGTATATGTCATTGATTTAGAATAATAAAAAACACTTGGCTAGTATCTTCAATGAGGGTCACCTTGTTGGATTTGAAACGCAAACAGCATAATAAATTATATAAAGTGAGTAAATTTAATGATTTCTATAGCAAGAGGACAAATTAAATTGCCCAAGTGCTCGGTGTATACTTTTTGTGGCAGGTGTATACTTTAAAAGGTGTTACAATCAAAACGACAAACACTATTTATAAAATTTTGAAAAGGGAAATAGTGGCTAGAATTGGGCTTTAAGCGGGTATAAAAAAAGCGGACACTTTAAAGTATCCGTTTTTATTTTTTTAGTTTGGTCGGGACAGACGGATTCGAACCATCGGCATCTTGTCTGGCTCATAAGCTCCGCTTTACAAGCTGTCGCTAACTCGCTGCGGTCACTTGTCTTGTAACTTTTGCCGCGCCGCGCTGCCGCTTGCTTGCAAAATAACAAGACTGCGCCTGTCGTTGAAAAAACTTTCACTGAAAGTTTTTTCTTCCTCTTCTGGCTCATAAGCTCCGCTTTGCAAGCCGTCGCTAACTCGCTGCGGTCACTTGTCTTGTAACTTTTGCCGCGCCGCGCTGCCGCTTGCTTGCAAAATAACAAGACTGCGCCTGTCGTTGAAAAAACTTTCACTGAAAGTTTTTTCTTCCTCCAGCCCAAAGCAAGCTTGCTTTGGTCGCAAAAAGCACAAAAAAAACCGCCCGAAGGCGGTATGGTGGTCGGGACAGACGGATTCGAACCATCGGCATCTTGCTCCCAAAGCAAGCGCTCTACCAGGCTGAGCTATGTCCCGTTGTCAATCGTTTTTCTTCAACAATAATATTTCCCGGCTTTCGTCCGTCCTTTGTCTTGCTGCAGCATCAAACATACGGACAACCGCTTCCCCGAAATTATCATCCGGCTTGGTTATAATAATTAGCCCGCAAAAAAATATTTTGCAACACCTTTTTCAGTTTCTGCCCAACAAACCGTGATCGTTAAAACTGAAAACCAGACTCTTGCTGACGATAAAATGGTCGATCAGCCGGATTTCCACCGCCGCCAGAGCTTCCGCAATCTTTCTTGTTACCTCAATGTCCGCACGCGAAGGCGTTACGTCGCCGGAAGGATGGTTATGCACCAGGATCAGCGCCGTTGCCCCTTTCAAAACCGCCGAACGCATCACTTCTCCGGGATGTATGGCAACCGCGTTGACACTTCCCCGCTGCTGCACTTCTTCGCCGATAATCCGGTTTTTGGCATTAAGAAAAATCACGCGGAATTCTTCCCTGTCTTTGTAACCGGAAGCCGCGCGGCAGTATTCGATAATTGCGTCGTAACTGGTCAGAACCGGCGCTTCGGTCGCGCTCAATTTCTGCCAGGTCATTCTCAGCGCCGCCTCGCGCACAATCCGGAACACGAGAATTGTATTCTCCTTCAGACCGGTAAAAGTCATCAGTTTGTCGTCAGAAGCAAACAAGACTTCGGCAAAACTGCCGAATTCCTTAACCAGCGCTTTTGCCAGCGGTTTGGTATCTTTTCTCGGGATCGCCAGCGTCAGCAGCAGTTCCAGCATCTCATAATCCGCCATGTCTCCGCCGCCGCCGAGTTTGAATCGCTCTTTCAGCCGCTGACGGTGACCTATGTAATCCGGGAGTTCCTCGCTCATGCCTGTCCTTATTTATACGGCGGTTTATCCAGACCTTTCGGGGAATAGGTAAAGACTTCATACCCGTCTTTGGTTACCCCCAGAGAATGTTCAAACTGCGCGGAAAGCGACTTGTCGCGGGTAACGGCCGTCCAGCCGTTGGACATGATGAAGCCGTCTTTCCTGCCGATGTTGATCATCGGTTCGATGGTAAAGAACATCCCCTCTTCCATTACCGGCCCGGTGCCTTTGCGGCCGCAGTGCATAACGTTCGGACTGTCGTGAAAAACCCGGCCCAGCCCGTGTCCGCAAAACATATCGACCACCGAATAGCCGTATTTGTGCGCATATTCTTCAATCACCGCGCCGATGTCGCCGAAATGCGCTCCCGGACGGACAACCTCAATGCCGCGCATCATACATTCGTAGGTAACGTCGCACAGGCGCGTCGCCTTCAGTTTCGGCTTTCCGGCATAATACATGCGGCTGGTATCGCCGAACCAGCCGTCGAGAATGACCGTAACGTCAATGTTCAAAATATCGCCGTCGGCCAACTTGCGGTCGTCCGGAATGCCGTGGCAGATCACATGGTTGATCGAAATGCAGGTCGATTTCGGATAACCGTGATAGCCCAGACACGCGGGCACGGCACCGTGACTTTCTATATATTTGCGGCACAAATCGTCAAGCTCGCCGGTCGTAACGCCGACGTCCACATAATCGGTGATATAGTCCAAAACTTCCGCCGCCAGTTTTCCGGCACGGCGCATTTTTTCAAAATCTTCCGGATTGTATACGACAATCCCGTCTTTGGTTTTTCTTGTCAATTGCGCACTCCTTGCTTAATCTTTTACCGTTATGTTTACACCTGCGGCCGTTTTTTTGCAACAGCTTTTCTTGAATATCCGCATATGCCGCTTATATCGGAAACAAAAAGGAAGGAGAAAAACGATGGCCGACGTCCGCAAATTTCTTTACTGTCTGTTCATGACCGCCCTCACGCTCATTGTCGGCGCCTATTTCAACTATACCGGCGTCAGTACCTGGTATCAAGAAATGGAAAAACCGGCCTTAACGCCGCCCGACTACGTTTTTCCGGTCGCCTGGATACTGATTTATCTGCTGATGACAGTCGCTTTTTATCTGGCATTCGTCAACGCCCCCGTCCGGCAGGAAAGCTCGCGCACCAACGGCTTTTTCATCAATCAGCTGTTTCTGCATGTTTTGTGGACTTTTGCCTTTTTTTACACCGGTCACACCGGGCTGGCTCTGCTCATCGTAATCGTGCTTAATATTGTCGTTTTCAGAAGCATTTACTGGTTTTGGCGCGTTTCTCCCGTTTCCGCCTTGCTGCTGGTGCCTTATCAGGGCTGGCTGCTGTTTGCCGCCTGGCTCAACGCCGGCTTTGTCTATCTCCACGGATATACGGTAACTTTTTAGGAATTTTTACCAATTTTCTATAGACAGATAAAGAAGATTGCATTAAAAGTTAGGGTTAGTTTTTTTAGTCCCATTTAATGTATTTGGAAAGAAATTGGTTATGACGACGACTGTAAATCAGATAAGAAGCACTTTTCTCGACTATTTTGCCAAAAACGGACATAAGATTGTCCCGTCATCCCCGCTCGTGCCCGACAACGACCCGACCCTGATGTTTACCAACTCGGGCATGGTGCAATTTAAAAACATTCTTGCCGGCAACGAAACCCGGGATTATACCCGCGCCGCCTCTTCGCAGAAAAGCGTGCGTGCCGGCGGCAAACACAACGACCTCGACAGTGTCGGCTACGACGTCCGCCACCACACTTTCTTTGAAATGCTCGGCAACTTCTCTTTCGGCGACTATTTTAAAGAAGGCGCCATCAGCTATGCCTGGGAGCTTTTGACCAAATATTTCGACCTGCCGGCAGACCGGCTGGCGGTAACCATTTATCATAACGACGAAGAAGCCTACGCGCTGTGGAAAAAGATTTCCGGCCTGCCGGACGACAGAATCATCCGCATTGCCACCAAAGACAACTTCTGGCAGATGGGTGACACCGGCCCCTGCGGCCCCTGTTCGGAAATCTTTTACGACCACGGGCCGGAAGTCTGGGGCGGCCTGCCCGGCACCCCGGAAGAAGACGGCGACCGCTTCATCGAAATCTGGAACCTGGTTTTCGACCAGTTTGAAGACCTGCCCGACGGCAGCCGCATCAACCTGAAAAAGCCCTCCATCGATACCGGCATGGGGCTGGAACGCATTGCCGCCATTCTGCAGGGCGTGCATTCCAACTTTGACATCGACCTTTTCCGCAACCTGATCAAGTCGATTGCCGACATTGCCAACTCCGATCCCGAAGGTCCGCTCAAAGCTTCCCACAACGTAATTGCCGACCACCTGCGTTCGGCCGCTTTCCTGATTGCCGACGGCGTGCTGCCTTCAAACGAAGGGCGCGGCTACGTTCTGCGCCGCATTATGCGACGGGCGATGCGTCACGTTCACCTTCTGGGCGTCAGAGAACCGATGATGTACAAGCTGCTGCCTTCCCTGCAGCGGGAAATGGGCGAAGCCTATCCCGAACTTTACCGGGCGGAAGCGCTGATCACGGAAACGCTGAAAACCGAAGAAAGCAAATTTATCCGCACGCTGGAAAAAGGCCTGCGGCTCTTGGACGACGAAACCGCAAATCTGAAAGCCGGCGATACCCTGCCCGGCAAAACCGCGTTCAAACTTTATGACACTTACGGCTTCCCGCTTGACCTCACCCAGGATGCGCTGAAAGCCAAAAACATCGGCGTCGATACCGAAGGTTTTGACCGCGCCATGGAACAGCAGCGCGCCGAAGCCCGCAAAAACTGGGCCGGTTCCGGTGACGAAGGAATCGAAAAGATCTGGTTTGAAATGTTTGACAAACTGGGCAAAAGCGAATTTCTCGGCTACACCTGCACCAAAGCCGACGGCCAGATCACCGCGCTGGTACAAAACGGACAGCCGGTTGAAAGCGTCAACGGCGGTGAATTTTACCTGATTGCCAACCAGACGCCTTTTTACGGAGAATCCGGCGGCCAGGTCGGCGACATCGGCCGCATCAACGGCAAGGATTTTGCCATAGAAGTCACCGATACAAAAAAGAAAATCGACGGCATGGTGGTTCACTGCTGCAAAATGATCGACGGCACCGTCAAAACCGGCGACATCGCCTCGTTTGAAGTCGATGAGAAAAACCGTGACAAAATCCGCGCCAACCACTCGGTCACCCACCTTTTGCACCGCGCCCTGCGCGACATCCTCGGCGACCACGTCACGCAAAAAGGCTCTTACGTCTGCGCCGGCCGCGCCCGTTTCGACATCTCACACCCCAAACAGATCACGAATGAAGAACTGCGCAAAGCCGAAGATATCGTCAATGCCGCCGTTCGCAAAAACTACAAAACGGTCACCCGCATCATGACGCCGGATGAGGCGATCAAACTCGGCGCCATGGCTCTGTTCGGCGAAAAATACGGCGAAACGGTACGGGTTGTCAGCATGGAAAACGATGACGAAGTTTTCTCCCGCGAACTCTGCGGCGGCACCCATGTCCGTTCTACCGGCGACATCGGCTATTTTAACATTGTCAGCGAAAGCGCCGTTGCCGCAGGCATCCGCCGGGTTGAATTCGTAACCGGGCACGCGGCCGAAAAATATGCGCAGGACATTGAAGATAAGCTGCATGACATCAGCAAAATTTTAAAAACCAATACCAACGACTTGGAAGCACGAATCAATCTTTTGCTTGAAGATAAAAAACGCCTGGAAACGGAAATTCTCAACCTCAAAAAACAATTTGTCAGCCACAAAACCGCCGACAATCAGGACAAAATCGAAACCGTCAACGGCATCAAATTCGTCGCCAAACAGATTGATAACGTTCAGGCCAAAGAGCTGAAAGCCTTTGTCGACGAAATCAAGGAACAAATCAAAAGCGGCGTCATCGCCCTGTTCTCGTGCAACGAAGGCAAAGTTTCCGCCGTTATCGGCGTTACCGACGACCTCACCGGCAAATATTCGGCCGTCGGTCTGATCAAAACCGTGGCACCGTTTATCGGCGCAAACGGCGGCGGCGGACGTCCCGACATGGCACAGACCGGCGGCGCGGAAACTTCCCGCATCAACGAAGCGATCGAAGCGCTGCGGAAAAGCATCTGACGTTTCCGGCAAGAGGTAAAAGTATGTTTAAGCCGCTGAAAATACCGGTCAAATTTAAAAAGATCAACCTGCGCAACCGTTACTGGCAGGCACAGGATTATCATTTTCGCGACTACCTGCATACTTTTACCCGCCAGCTTAAGGTTGACGTCAACAAATCCTTCCGCCGCGAACTCTATCGCAAGCTGATTCATCTCAGTTCGCTTTGGATTCCGCTGACGATATATTTTGTCAGGGAAGAAATAGCGATAGCAATATTTTCCGCCATTTTTATCGGCAACGGCCTGCTTGAGTACGGCAACTTCAAAAAGTGGAAATGGGCGCGCATCCTTTTCGGGCGTCTGTTCTCGCGCACTTTGCGCAGCAAGGAAAGTGCCCGCGCGCGCTTTCAGTTCAGCGGTTCGATGTACGTAATGGCGGCAGCAGTCCTGTGCACCGTCTTTTTCGGCAAGGTTATCGCAGTTCTCTCAATGACGGTCATGCTGGTGTCGGACGCCTGTTCGGCGTTGTTCGGCAAGGCCTACGGCACCCGCCAGATTTATCCGCATAAGTCGCTTGAGGGCACTACCGCCTTTTTCGTCAGCGCCCTTCTGATCAATATGCTGTTTCACAATCTGGAACCTTTCGGTTACGCCAGCGTCATCGCCTGTATTTTTGCCACCCTGGCCGAAGTTTTTGAGAATAAAACCCGGATTGATGACAATCTGGCGATTCCTCTCGCCGTCGGCCTGGTTTTGACCTTTTTAAATTAAATCGTACGACCTTATCGGTGCCGCACCGTCAAAAAAAACGTCCCCGCCTTTGGACGTCTTCCCCTGAAAAGGGAAAATCCGCTTGTTTTTCCTGCCGTTTGAGGATACCATAAAACCCCGAAAAAACGCGGCGCGTTCCCCGCGCTTGCAACTTTTCTTCCCGAAATTTAAGAACTGGGAAAGGCAAAAATGAAACTTTACCATTATATTACCAAAGGAAATTCCGCACTGACGGACGGCATTTTGTCTTTTGCCCGCAACCCGCAGGCAGACCTGACATATTATTACAGACGCTCCGGCGCTGACACGCATGAGGGCATCATACGTTGGATGGAAAGCTGTTTTGCCGGCAGAAGCCGCGGTATCCGGGGTTTTACCGAGCCGATACAATGGACGCGGCACAGTTTGAACCTGAAAAGCTTCGTCGACAACGCCGACCTTTTTGCCATCGACCTCGACGCTCTTGATGCCGACGGACGAATTGAAGCCGTATATGTCAGTCCTCCGGTAACGGAAATTCCCGGCATAAAGGAAAGCCGTGACTGTGATGAAATATTGCAAAAACTTTCCGGTATCGAAGAAATCAGTCTTTCCCCGATCGACTGGAGCGTATGTAACGATAAACTCGGCCGCCGGTTTGCCTATATCCGCTATTACCTTGTCATAGTCAAAGACGGCATTATCCCTCCCCGCTACATCAGCCAAATACCATAAATCGCCCGATCCGGCATCGGCGCAAAAAATACCCCGCGTCAAACGCGGGGTCCTTTCTTAACGGGTGTAGCCCTAACAACACCGGCGGACGCTTAAAGGACGAATGGAAGTCTGAGGGAATAAAAATTATCGGCCGCCCGCAAACCGGGCAGGATCCGCGGTCAACTGAATTTATATAGCGCTTTCTTTCGGCCGGTTACAAATTTTCCCGTAATTTTCGGGTATTTTTCCCATTGTATCACCATAGCACCCCTTACACCCAAATTTTCTGTTTCTATATCGAAATTTTGCATTTTTCCATCGTTTATACATCTGCAAACGCCTCTTATCCCATGATGAAAATTATCGAGAACATGGTCGGACAGACTTCTGCTTCTGTTATGCCTGTCCCTTTCCATCGGCATAAGTCCCCGAGATCCGTCCCATCTCCACGCATCAACCTCCGCAAAACGCCTTTTTATGATACTTCGGTGGAAGACAATATGATATTTACAATTCCATGTTGTATGTACCGATGTATTTTATGTCATAAACAAACTCCTTTGCTTTTTATATCCGGTCAAATCTCTCTCGATATAACAAAGGAGTTTTTTTGTTCGCAAAGCTTTAAGACCTTTGGAACCACGTGCCCCGCGCATGGTTCTCCCGTTAAAAAAACGGATCGTTTTTATGAAAACGATCCGTTTTTGCGCTTACAGCCTTTGCTATTGAAGCGTTTTTACCGTTTCGACAAAGCTGTCAAAGAAACCGGTGGAATTCATGATTTCAAAACTTTCATCCATCAGTTTGCAATATTCGACCGGCGATATCATCCGGTCATATTCCGTTTTCCAGACCAAATTCTCCGGTTTCTCACCGGTTTCTTCCGCAATCGTCAGTCTGATCAGATCTTTCCGCCCGTTTTCAAAAACCTCATACAGCATTTCCTTGTTCTCCTGTAAAGAAGCTTCCATGCCGGATTTAAAAATTTCATCCTTTTCCAACCAGTCGTTTACCTTTGTGATTTCATCGGCATAAGTCTGCCGGAACTGTTCCGGAAACTTTTGCAGTTCAACTCCGCTCCCGAGACAGTAGTTAATGACTCCGTCGGTATTGCGGCTGATAAAACCATAGGAAAAGGCAAGCGCCTTCCGCTGCTCGTCCGTCAACGAACTTTTGTACATAAAGATATTGTAGGCCATGAACGATGCAATCAAAACTACCGGAAAAGCAAGGGCAATCAACGTATCTTTTACATAATGACCGCGACCGGCAAGGTTATGCTTATGACGATAGTTTTCGATCCTGAAGGCGGTAAGCGTAGCGCCGACGATAACCAGCCACCAGATCAGCAGCCACCACAGCCCCGAACCCGAAGCCTGTCCGCTTTCCGCTCTCATGTAGAGAACGGACACCCTGTCAAAAGTATACAAGGCGGCAAACAACAGCAGCGACCAGCGATATCCTTTAACGTTCAGATAGCACAGCGGACATAAGATAACGGAAACGCCGACCGCCTCCGAATAGCTTCCCGTCACCGCCGCCCCTATCCAGGTTAAAATCAGCACCAGCATCGACGGCCAGAAGCGGGCCGATTTGTACCATTTTACCTCGCCGTAACGTTCCGCACCTTTGCGAATATCTTCTTTATCCGCCCACAAAGAAGCGCTGATCCAGTTTCTCTCCTTCGCCTTTTCCTCGGCGGCCGGTTGTTTGCCTTTGTTTTCAGTCATGGTTTACTCCTAGTCTTTTTTAAATTTCATATACTCCGGGGAAAAGCCGTGCGGATGACGAGCCCGCAGTTTTTCCACATTGTGACGGATCACTTCGTCCATGTCAACGTCAAGCGCGATCGCCACCTGCATGGCATACCAGCAGACGTCGCTCAGTTCATCGACCAGTTTCTGCCGGTTTTCCTCGCTCAGTTCCTTGTTATGGAATTTCAGCTTTTTCCACAAGTCTCCGATCTCTCCCGCTTCGCCGGCCAAACCTGCCACCGCATTGTCCATGCGGGAAAAGTTGCCGTCCAGCCAGCGGGAAATTTCCGCCGCGCGTTCCATAAAAAGTTCGTCTTTTTTGCCGATTTCGGAAGTCACGTCATCGACAAATTTTGCATATTCGTCGAAAAAAACTTTTATTTCATTCATTTAACTCTCCTCATTAAACTGCCACTTGAGCCTTGATAGCATCATAACATTGATAATCAGTCAGCTCAAAGTCCTCATATCGGAAATCGTTTATGTCCCTGACGGCCGGATTGATCTTCATCGTCGGCAGCGCCAGCGGCCGGCGGGACAATTGCTCTTTTACCTGATCGAAGTGATTATGATAAATATGCGTGTCGCCCAGCGTATGCACAAACTCGCCCGGCTCAAACCCGGTAACCTGCGCCACCATCATTGTCAAAAGCGCATAAGAGGCAATATTGAACGGCACCCCCAAAAACATGTCGCAACTGCGCTGATAAAGCATGCAGGAAAGCCGGTTGCCGGCAGTGTAAAACTGAAACATCATATGGCACGGCGGCAGCCGCATCTCTTTGATTTTGCCGACGTTCCAGGCCGAAACGATCATCCGCCGGTCGTTGGGATCGTGTTTTAATTTTTCAATCACTTCGGCCAGCTGATCTATCCCTTCGTTGTTCCAGTTGCGCCACTGGGAACCGTAAACCGGGCCGAGGTCGCCGTTTTCGTCCGCCCATTCGTTCCAGATGCGGACGCCGTGTTCCTGCAGGTATCTGACGTTGGTATCGCCTTTGATAAACCATAAAAGCTCATAAATAATGCTTTTCAGGTGCATTTTTTTGGTTGTCATCAAAGGAAAGCCTTTGGTCAAATCAAACCGCATCTGCCGGCCGAAAACCGAGCGGGTGCCGACCCCGGTGCGGTCTTCTTTGTCAACCCCGTTCTCCAAAACGTCTTTTAACAGATCCAAATACTGCTGCATCAGTCCATCCCTTCCTCAATTGCCCCGACGATATGTTTCAACACGCTCTGGTCAACAAACTCGCCCCGGCGGACCAGAACCCGGGTCGTAATGCCGTCCAGCTCATAATCGGCGGAAATCTGCCGGTAATTTTTGTTTAAAACTTCGACACAGGAGGTTATCGTTACCGGTTCGCCCTCAAGTCCCGCCTTCAGTTCGCCGTCGTAAACGCAGTCGACGACGATTTCGGGCATCAGCTTGGCGCCGCCGGTCATAAACAGTTTGTAAATCGTCGCTCCGCCGACAATGTACAAATCTTCCTCAAAATCCTTGAAAAACCGAACGTCATTCACGACAAAATGCTTCTCCGGATCGGAAACTTCATAGTTTTCTTCCGGCGTCAATACGAAAATTCTGCGATCGGGCAGCGTCCGCCCGGGAAAACTCTCATAAGTCTTCTGTCCCGCCGCCAGCGCCTGCCCGGTCGTAATCCGGCGAAAACGCCGGAAGTCGGATTTCACGTGCCAGGGGATATGCGGCCCGATTCCGATAATGTTATCCCCTTTGTGACGGCACCAGATTGCAACTTTTGTCATTGCGCCCCTTCCTAATATGTCACTTACGGGAACGTATCTTATCATTTGTCCGCCGCTTGACAAGCCGGTTAGTCAAGTTATCACACAATTATTTGCGTTAAAGCACTTGCAAAATAACCAAAGATCGCTTAGAATAATAAGCGTTGAGCAATCAACTGTGACACCAGAGGCTGTGTGAAATAGATATTCTGGACCCGGGGGCGGTACCCGGCGCCTCCACCAAAAAGCTTTTTTAAGGGGGCGAAACAGGATCGACAGGGTATAATAAAGGCATTTTGCCGTGTCCGGTGAGATACCACCGTTATCGGTTCAAAACAAAATGAATGCTAACGATAATGAATTAGCACCCGTTGCTTTGGCTGCTTAATTTAGCAGTTGCAACAAACGCAAATTCTCATGACTATGGTTAGTCGTGAGTGGGGAGTGAGCCACCCAGCAACAGAACGGCTCGTTTTTTTGAGTTTAAACGACGGGAACGGCGCAAAATGGAAAAATATTTGAGCGAAATCAATTATGATCAATTGGTGGAAAAAGCTTTGAAACATGTTGTGATCGAAGCCTTGAAAATCGTCGAAAGACAAGGCCTTCCGGGAGATCATCATTTTTATGTCGCTTTCCGCACCGACCACCCGGGGGTTAAAATGGACGACCTGCTGCGCAGTCAGTACCCGAAAGAAATGACCATCGTGCTGCAAAACCAGTTTTCCGACCTTGCGGTAAACGACAACGGTTTTGCCGTCACCCTCAAATTCAGCCGGGTTCCCTATCGGTTGGAAATTCCCTTTGCCGCCGTTACCTATTTCGGCGATCCGAGCGTGCGCTTCGGTGTCAGCTTCGGCAGCGAAATAGACAGCAACACCCCGCCGGAGGAAACCAAACCGACTCCCAAAAACGCCGACGTCGTTTCCATCGACGCCTTCCGGAAAAAGGGCAATGCTTAAAAAATCCGTCATTATTGCCGGCCGGCACAATACCAGCATTTCCATTGAGCGGGAATTTTATGACGAACTGCTGGCCGTCTGCCGGGAACGAAACATCTCGCTTAACGCGCTTGTCACCGAAATAGATTCCGCCCGCGGCGGAGAAAACAACCTCTCTGCCGCCGTCCGCATTTATATCCTGCAATATCTGAAAAACAAAATACCGGGATAATTTATTGCCAAAAAAACTTGCCGGAATTTTACAAATATAGTATAATACGATCCGTATATCAAATTTGCGGAAAGAAACAAAATGGCAAACTGGTTTCAAAAAATGTTCATCGGTTCGGTATTGGCCGGTTCTCTCTCGGTTCCGCCCGTTCATGCCGAAAACGCCGCGCAGGATGCGAAAACAAACCTGACGGAAGCGCCCGCCCCCGACAAAAAGAACCATTCGGAAATCCGTATTTTCAAAAAAGTCAACGTTATCGACATGGAGACTCCTCTGCCCGGGAGCTGGATGGGAGGCGGTCACAACCAAGAAGAAAAAGCCAGTTACGACCACGCTCACAAGCGAATCGTCTGCCAAACTTATTTCATCAGCGACGAAGTGGCCTACGCCCGCACTCCGACTACGGCGCCCCGCATGCCCCGCGCAGACTTCAAAACCGCATTGAACGAATTTAATCAGATGCTGAAAGCCGTCAAATACAAAGGATCGCTGCCCGAAACGTTGGAAGACGTACAAAACGTCCTCGCCTCCGCCGGCAAAAACCTGGGCAAAAAAGACGCGCAAAACGTAAGCCGCACCGCCTCTTCAACGGGACTTGAGGCCGCCATCTGCTTTAAACGGTCAATTGAAAATATAAACAATGAAAACACCTCCCGCCATATAATTGTGCACGAAATGGAACACGGAGAAACCGCCAAAATCGGGGAAAAGGCGTTTTTGCCCGAAACTTTGCTGTCACCGCAGGACTATCTGCTCTTTAACATGGCAGACGAATTAAATTCCCATTTCAAGGAAGGCGCGCTGGCCGGCAAATCGCAGCAAAAAGTCATCGACGAATTTCGCAGCATAAAAGAAGCCTGCTATCTGGAACGTTACAGCGGTGATATAGCTCGAAACAACAGTTTCTGGCATTCCGAAACCTACCGGCATGCCTATGCCCAAAACCTCGACTTAAAAAGCTCGCAACAAATTGTCGACAGCAAGCCGATTGTTTTTGATGCGGAAACTTTCAGCGTAACCGTTGACAACATCCAATATCCGGTCAGCAAATGCGTCGACGAAACCAATCAGACCTGGTGCTACACCGTGATGGAAGGCGACGGCCGCCGGCAGCTGCCGGAAGGCACCGTCGTTACCACGCCCGGCGGCAAAAAATTTGCGGCCAACGTCCTCTACGATCAAAACGGCAAACAGGTAAAAGACAAAGACGGCAACACCGTAGGCGCCGTCGGTTATTTCAACGAGAACGACGGCTGGAGCATCCGGCTGAGCGGCAGCAGGCAAACGGCCGAAGACAATTTCAGCTCCGCCAATCTGGAAAAGCTGATGACCGAAAAATTCGGCGAAAAATCAGCCGGCAATCAATACCGCGCCCTGATCGAAGCCGAACTCGAACGCTACCGGCAGACCGACTTTTATCGGAATTTGTCCGGCGTCTGCGCCGCGGAAAGCCTTTTCCCCGAATATGTCGCCGAATGCAAGGCCTCGCCGCTGACCGACGATTTTGTCCGCACCGGCAGCCAATACCGCGCGGAACAAAACGACAACACGGACGGTCTTGTCGACATCACCGCCGACTACGCCAGACAGGGCATCATCAACAATCATTTCGACTACATACGAACGGCGTTGTCAGAAAAAGACGGCAACAGAGAAGCCAAAGAAACGAAGAACCTCACCGCCGACCGCGGAAACGCCGCCGACGTCTCCGTTTACGACCTGCTCTCCCGCCAGCGGGAATAGCCCGGCGTTGCCCCCGCATCTTTGCCGAATGCGGCGTCTGCGGAAAGCAAGCCGGCTTCGCCCGCAACCGGAATTTAAAAATGAAAAAACTCCGGCAATCCGGAGTTTTTTTCGCTTTAAACGCAAAGTTTCCGTATAAACGCGAGAGGAAAAACTTCATCCCCGTCGGCAGACTTGCGCCGCTTTCGGAACAGGCAGACGTCGTTTGCGGCAACCGACGAACATACCGCACGGCTTTCCAGCCTCCGTCGAAACGCTTTTTTCCGCATATGCAAAACGCGCATTTATTCTTCCGTATCGTCGTCCGCTTCCGCTTCGCCGTCAACGCCGATCAAAGACAAATCTCCCTCTTCTCCCGTCAACTCCGTCTTGCGACGGCGGCCGCGGCGCTTCTTCTGCGGTTTTTTCCTCTGTACCGCACCGATGACGTAGTTGCCGACGATTTTATACAAATCGGTCAAATGCCCGTTATACATATGGTCGCCGTCTTCAATCATCGCGAAATCGACTTCAACGCTGCGTTGTCCGTTCAGCCGTTTGGCCAAAGCCGCAACCACGGAAGGGGTAACGATCTCGTCCTGTCCGCCCTGCACGATCAGACCCGAAGTCGGACACGGCGCCAGAAAAGAAAAGTCCTTTTCGTTTGCCGGCGGCGAAACGGCAACAAAGTTGTTGATATCGGGACGGCGCATCAAAAGCTGCAACCCTACCCAGGCGCCGAAAGAGTAACCGGCAATCCAGCATTGGCGCGCCTCGGGGTTGACCGACTGCAGCCAGTCAAGCGCCACCGTAGCGTCGGAAAGTTCGCCCGGTCCGTCCTCGAACTGCCCCTGCGAACGGCCGACCCCGCGAAAATTAAAACGCAGAACCGAAAAACCCAGATCCTTAAAACAACTGAACAACGCATATACGACTTTGTTACTCATCGTTCCGCCGTACTGGGGATGAGGATGCAAAATCAAAGCGATCGGCGCACCCGGACGGCTGCTCTGGTGGTAGCGCCCTTCTATTCTGCCGGCATGGCCGTTAAACAATACTTCTGTCATCTGGCAATCTCTTTTTTAAGCTTGAATTTAGTCACGTTTGTTATACACTATTTTAAAATGCTGTATAAATCGTTAATTTAAGGGAATATATCATAAAAATGACGGGAAACACAAGCAGATTCTTAAAATTCCGAACATTTTGCGGCACGGATCCGGCAAGTTGTAACCGAAATGTAACTATTATTTTCAATTAACTTATGTTACTATAAAGCATAGTGGAACATTGTGGAGGCGAGAATGAAAAAATTATTCAGTACTCTGGCACTTGCCGCGGCTTTGGTCACCGCCGAAGGCGCTTCGGCTCAGCTGCCTGCCAACCCGTGGGAAATCAGCCCCAACGACGGAACTTTCGACAACGTCGACTATGCGACTTCAACCGAAGACGCGGTCACTCAGGCACCGATGTACGGCAACGGCCCGACCGACGGCGAAGTCCTGCCGGTAGACCCGTGGGCCAAGGCCCGCGACAAAAGCGGCATTGAAACCTGGCGCGGTTCCGGTCAGCACGGCCGCCTGAACTATGTCGGCGAAGCAACCACTTTCGGCGACGCCCAGGGACAGGAAATGATCGCCCCCGAAGTCAACCGCCACAATATGCTGGTCGGTTTGGAACACTTGAGAAAACTGGGCTACAAAATTCCGGCAAGCTACGACGAAAAGATCAAAAATCTGCCGAATACCTATCGCCGCATCCTGCGTGAAAACTATACCAAAGTGCACTCGGCAGACGATCCTTTCGGCAGAAGCTTTGTTCATATCATGGACGGCATTGAGGAAGGAACCGGCCTGGACCTGGAAAATATCCTGTTCAACTCGCTTGACATCTTAGGCACCGACTAGAAAGGTTCCCACCATGAAACGCATACTGTTAATCGTTGCAGTCGTTTGTTTCGGCAGCATTTCCGCAGAAGCACAGTACGGAAATGAGTCCATGCGGCCGGCAGCGGCACGGGCAACCATCGACAAAACCTTAACCGAAGAGGTGGTGGAAGCGGCCCGTCCGCTCAACAGCAAACTGGACTACATTGCGGCAACCTACGATGCCGGCGACTTGCGGGCACTGATAAAAAACTACGAAAAAACCAACAAAAAAATAGCGGCCCGACAAGGCAAAACCTATGTTCCCTATGACCGCAAGATTAACGTCGAAGATCCGCAAAAGGTAAAACGCTACTTTCATAAGCGGGTTGACATCATTTTCTAAAAAAATCCGCCTTAACCAGAAAAACTCTCCGGAAAACCGGAGAGTTTTTTTATGCTCCAAACATCTCAGCAGGCAGCCGAATCAGGCACTTCAGCCAAACAATAAGACTTCAAAGCTTTCGGGATAGGCAAATGCGGTCCGGACAGGTTAGCCGCTTGCACCGGTCAGCGGAAAAGAATGTTACATCAGACCGACAACGGACAAAAATAAAATCAGCCAAGCAAGGTGATCAAAAAGAAAAATATCGACCGACGATACGAAAACAGAAAAAACGCTGTTCTTTCCCTTTCTCCGCTGCCTTCTACCGTTGACAACTGCTCTGCCCGCCGCCCCACAGGCAAAACCTCCGTTGTCATTCGGAACGCCGTCCGCCTTTCTGTTACGCCTTTGTATTAATCATGATAATGTATCAAACCTCCTACCGCCAACGCTTGTTCTGAGGCCCCGCTTCCGGTTTTTACTGCTCTTTTTGTCCTTTCCCCGATACTGCCTTTCCGCAAGGAAAATAAAGCTTCATTTGTCATCTTTCCCTAAAGCTCTTTTCCTCCGCGAAAAGAGCTTTTTTGCCTAATTCATTCCTCACCTTACACCCGTATTTTCCCCGCCCCCTTCTTTCGTCGGCAGCCACTCTGCCCGCTCGTCCCCGCCCTTTCACGGATTCTCCCGCGAACAGATAAAAAACTTCCCCTCACCCGGCAAGCGAATATTCTCTCTGCCGCCTCACACCGGCAAGCACCGAAATCACCGTATTGTTACCCCGCAAACCGGCGTCAACGGGCAAGTCCAAGAAGCGACAAAGAAATAAATGTCTTCCCGAACCTGTTGCGCAAACCCGGAAAACCGAACAAACCAACGAAAAAAACAAAAGCGAGAAAGACTTTGAAGCCTTTCCCGCTTTAATCATGTAGAAAAACTGCTGTTGTAAGCCGCGGCAAAAAAAGGATCCTTTTTTTGTCACAGGAAATATCATATCAGAAAATTTATCAAAAGTCATCTAAATAGTTATTTTTGAACAAATTTTTCGTCTCTGAAAATGCAGACAATAACCTTTTGTTTTAGTTCAAAAAAAGGATCGATAAAAAGAAGCGTTTTTGAGAATAACGGCGTAAATTGATCAGTAACTATTATAGAGGACAAAAGATGATGACAAACAAGACTATCGGACTTTTCCTGCTGGCGACGACGTTTTTGAGTTCGCCGGCGGGCGCGGCAGCATTGACGCCGACGCCGGACACTATTAAAAGCGAAGCGGCGGATTTGATCGGCAACTTCGCTTTAAGCGAGCTGACGGGAGATTTGCCGGCAGGCGCGGTTGAAGTGATGATCGGTGACAAAAGTTATTACTTTATGCCGTCAGGAGAAAATACGGCATTGCTTGCGACGCTGGCGGGAACTCCGGCCGGTAACCTGAAAGAAGATGCAAACGGCATATTTGAACTGAACAGCCAGAAATACGGCTTTGACGTTGCGTCGATTCCCGACAGCGTATTTGAGTATGCGGAAGGAACGAAGGACGACTATAACTTTACCGTTCAGGAAGCGGATGCGGAAGGCAACCTGACCGACAAATATTACAAAATCAATCTCAAACCGGAAAATTTTTCCACTTCAAAAAGCATCACATGGACGGAAGTATCGGAAGCGCAAAAGGACGATAAAGACGACGACTTGTCGGACGGCAAAGTAAGCGCCGTCATTGCCGTCAATCTCCCCAACGACCAAACCAAATATTTTCAATATACCTATACCAAGCCGGACGGAAGAATCATTTATAGCACACGACAGGTTAATTTTACCGGCGATGTTATTGATGCCGATTTCATCGGTAACTTTCTCTCTGCCAATTACCCTGCAGGAGGAGCAATTTACAATACCGGCATTAGAAATAAAATTAATGGTAATTTTATTTCTAATTATCTCATAGGTAACGGAATTCAAGGGGGAGCAATTTACAACATCGGCACAATTGAGAATATTACGGGGAATTTTGTTGGCAATTATGCAGCATCTACCGGAAATTTTGCTTACGGCGGAGCAATTTATAACGACAGAGCAACTATCGGAAGTATTAATGCAAATTTTGCCGATAACTATACATCTCTCGGACATTCTTGGGGAGGAGGAATTGCCAACAGCGGCATAATTTCAAGTATCGCAGGAAATTTTATATCCAATCACACAACTTCTAATGGCGGCGCAATTTTTAATGGATCCATATTCGATGGACCTGATGTTGCAATCAACAATGTCTACGGAGATTTTATCAATAATTATGTTGCTTCTTCCAGCAGTGGAGACGATGTTGCTTCGGGAGGAGCTATTTTTAATGGATCTGTATTTGGTGGTTTTTCCAATGTCAAAATCGGTAGCATAATAGGAGATTTTATCGGTAATCACGTTTCTTCCGTTATATATTCCTTCTATGGAGGAGCCATTTTTAATGGTACGACTAAATTTGATTATACCACCAGCAACGGATATGCAAGTTTAGGGGACATTACGGGAAATTTCATTGCTAATTATGCGGTTTCCGTTAACGATTCTGCATATGGAGGAGCAATTTCTAATTATGGTTATGCCCAATATTCTTCATTAGGCAACATTACAGGGAGTTTTATTAAAAATTACGCTGTTTCTGATTCTAAATCAGCATTTGGAGGAGCAATTTACAACGGCATCAAAGATAAAGGAAGTGTTGCGCTCGGTTATGTCAGCGGTAATTTCTTAAATAATTATGTGCAAACAAAGTCAATAACACAATTAGCTTATGGTGGAGCGGTTTATACGGAAGGGAATATGACGTTTGCCGCCGGAGAGCAGAAAACGTATTTTATGTCCGGCAACTATACGCTGGGCAGAAGCTACAACAAAAGATACAATGCGATTTTTGTTGAAACGGGTGCCTCGGGTGAAGTTCCGGTCATCACTTTTGACACTGCCGGCGGCGGTGCTTGGGTGATTAACGACAACATTGAAGGCGGAAAGAACTCTAACAATGTGATTAACTATGCCACCCGCTACAATCTCGCTTTCACCGGCGACGGCGTGTTGAATGAAAACGGTCTGACCGACCAGTATATTTCGATTAACAACGATATTATCAACGCCGGCGAAGTTGCGGTTGAGGGAGCCACCCTTCGCTTCGGTGCTTATCAGCACGAGGACAAGACCGCCAACAACTGGGACGGACACGGGCGTTTCCTGGCAGCACTGAAAGCCGACGGAACCGCCGATTTGGATGCCGAGGCCGTAACTTCGCTGTCTTTGAACAATGCGGCGTTTGACCTGTATAATGAATATCAGGATATGGTTAATCTGAAAGGCTGGAAGGCTGCCGGTGACAGTTTTCTGCATGTTGACGTCGATGTTGAAAATTTAACCGCCGACATGCTCAACATCAACGGTAACGTTGAAGGAACCACCAAACTGGTGCTTTATCCGACCTCAGACAAAGACATCCGCGGCGAAAGCATCCTGTTTGCAC